ACACTGTAGCATTAAATATGTTAGGTGTAAGATATGACATTGTAACTGTCAGAATTTCCCCAACTTTATCAACACATATAAATGTATTGTTATGTGATAGTTCTGATAACTCGCCCACCTCTACATATACAGGCCCCTCAAGGTTTACCTTTAATTTATCTACTTTCATTATGAACTTTGTACCTATATGGTAACTATGTGGGTGTAACACTATAGGCTGGTAACCACGATCTGCAATCTCATCAATATCAGTGACAGATGTCTCAGAATACACTGTACACATATTTAATCTGTGGTCCATATCCGCCAAAACAGATCCTCCTGGATAATTATCAATTGTTGATATAGGGGTATATGCTAGACTTGTTGATCCCATACCCATAAACATAAGACGAGAGTACAATGTACAGTCATAGTGATATATTTTTGGTTTTTGAACATTGTCTGGTACTTCCCCTCTAACACAAGCCTGCGATATTATATTTGCAGGTATGTTTATATTTTTAAATGTTATATCGGGGAATTCTGTTTTCATGAATGCATTTTCCAGTATATTTATACCTGTATAGCTGTTGATTGTAGATTTCCTAACACCTACGTTGCTTGTAAACTCTATGATATACCTGTAATCTTTATTTATCATAAATTGAAGTAGTCCTTGTTCTGATGAGGATGATGAGCTACTACCACTACTTCCACCGTCACCGTAGTGATCATATATTAAGTCAAACCCGTTCATGTCAAATATAACATGTTGATGCTCCTGTATGTCCATACTTCTTGTCATTTGTGCATCAATCCAAAACACTATTTTTATATACTCACCTAAGGATGTAAACGGTATATCATCTATTACCGCAAAATGATTTTTGCATACCTTATCAGATATAAAGATAACAGAGGATTCGTGTTTGCACTCATCTATAACCAGCTTATCACCTACCTTTTTATACATGTATTTAGTACGTGTATCATAATATATATCATTCGCTGCAGTTATTAATGTACTGTCGGCACGGGTTATAGAACTATCGAAATCTTTAATTGGTTTTGTCATATCTTCTTAATGTTTTTTAGATGTTGTAAACTCAAAATATTAAAATTAAAATCATCTTTGTTATGCATATTATTATATACTACGTTTAAATTCTCCTCCGTTATATCTGCAAAATTATCTACTATATGTATCGGAAGAGACAGGCTCAGTTGCTCCATATACCTGGACCTTTCAACTATTGGTATAACACCGTTTATTATACATTCATAAGTTCTGAAGTTGTCTATACCTGCACCTTCAGGACTTATGGCAAACTTATACGTGCTGAGTTTATTTATATAATCATCATTAGATAAGCTATAACTACCCCAATTACCCATAAATTCAAAATCTATAAATTGTTTACCTAATATATTATGATATATATATTCCCGTGTAATATTTGTATCTATCGAGAAATTTGAGTAACATAATCTACTCTTCTCTTTGACTGTTGCTACGTAATTCCTACCATAGTCAAGTCCAAGAGGTAATATAAATACGCTTGTATTAAAATAAGCAGAGTCTACCACATCATCACCTATATTTGACGTGTGTATGTTGACATTATCCGGTATTACATCGGCAGCATTGAGTGTAAAGGTATTATCTGTTAATGGTATAACTATAAATGTATTGTGACTATATCTGCTTAAAATACTCATAAGTCTGCTAAACACGTTAAACACGTCACTACTACTTGTTGGGTATATCACTGACCTTCTGTGTCTATTTCCTATTAGGATTACATTGGCCGTATCACTACTTAGGTTTGCAGCGTCTACGACCGTACTACCGCTGTTCATAACGTCGGTCAGATTAGTGAATTTATATTTATGTAAGTTTAATTGAAATTGACTGATCTTCATATGTATACTGTATTATGTTATATTATGTTATATTATGTTATCGCACCTGTGGCATCTACCCAGTTGCCTCCATTATACCATATAGGCTTAGAGATAGTTGTATCGAAATAGAATTGACCAGCTGTTAAGTTACTGGTAGGTCTATTTGCAGTTGTACCATTATATTGAACATATTCTTTAGTAACAAGTGCTTTTGACGCACTTCCTTCTGCCTGTAAATCAGCTAATACTGCTTCTGGTGCTTTAACAAGTCCAGTACTATAAATTTCTAGTCCATTTTTACGTTCTATAGGTGTACCATTATAGTTAACTGGTCCTATACCAAACTCAACTATGGCACCAGATACTCCAGTGTTACACTTACCAAATGCCTGATTAAACTTAACATTAGCAACTGTATTGACACCTATGGCAGTAGAGGCTGCACCTGCTGAATGAGAGAATTGACCTAACGCTAGTGAAGCTAACCCTATCGCCCTAGCAGCTATACCCCACGCAAATGAAATGTGTCCTGCCGCTGTTGTATGATTACCTAATGCAAATGAAACGTGTCCTGAAGCAAGATTTTTAGATCCTGCAGCAAAAGAATCATTACCCAATGCGCCCAGAGTTGTAGGGTAAGGGGGTGCCTGTTCCTGGTTAGGTGGTTTTTCAGGTGTTGGTGGAGGTGGATTTGCACCTACTGACAGATCTGTTGCGCCATCACCTATACCCCCGTAATTTGCACTTGGCCTACCGACATATCTCCAACCACTCTTTCCGTTTTTAGTAACTTTCTCCAAACCAGTGCCACTCCCGACACCAAAAGACTCCCAATCAGATGCTTCTGTCACATCTGGGTCGTTAGTTGGGTCGTTTATAAGTTTATAGTATCCTGCAGTGAGAGCATCATTCCCATCTGAATTTTGATTATACACCAACATCCCAACTCTACGTCTGGGCCTGGGTATATTTAAAATATCTGTTAATTGTGCCCACGTAGAAAAACCACCAATTCCCCACCTAGGATCCGAGACACCATAAGTATCTAATGAATCCGTAGGGGCGAAAAATCCTGTTACTTGTACACTTCCCGGTATCTTAGCCATGCTAATTATTTATATTATGTTAGTACTATTGTTAAAGCTCCGTTTATAACATTCGTAGTTCTATAACACATAAGGTTAATAGATATTGAATGAGCATTTGTCAATGCAACTGTTATAGGTGCCTCCATTGCCACTGGTAACTGTGTAAGTTCATCCTTAAATACAGTAGGTTGTGCTTCTGAGTCAACTACACATATCCATTTATAGGTCCCCACTGCTGCACCAAATACGTAACTTCCAGCTGACCCACTTTTAAGTGTATTGGCCAATATCTTGATTTGAGGCTCTAATATTGCCGCAGATGTATGATTACCATAATAAAGTCTATTCATCCATTTTATACTATCTGATTTAGACCCTATTGCACCTCCAGCCGGTTTGTCGGCATTAAATGTCCATGTTTCTGTAGCGACAGTTGCATGTGTAAATGTTGACCCAGTATCAGCTGTAACTATACCTGAAGTACCTGTAGTAGGGAAAGATGCTCCTGCAAATCCCGCAGCTCCTGTTATAGTCATATTTATTGGGGCAGCACCGTTACTGTCAGTAGTCCAACTTAAAGATGCATTTGCTAAGGTAACTGTTGCCCCAACTTCTACGTTCACCCCTGGATTAACAGATAAACCTGCTAATGTAGGTGCTAGATATGGAGAAAGTAAATCTTCAATAATGTCAGTTATAGGAGTATGTGCGTCATATGTTGTACCAGAAGAAATACCACCAACTGAAATAGTAGATGTTACGGCTCTGTTAATTACAACAACCTCTAACCACGCAGTAGATAATCCACCTGGGTTTATTGCTGCTATATCCATTGGAGGACCGTCAACACTGTTTGCAGGTACTGACGTATGATCTCTTATTGTTAAGAATGTTCTATTCGACTGAGTAACTATATCACCAGCAATATAATCAATTCCAGATGCCCATACTTGATGAAGACTTCCACCACTACCACCCCCTGTTGCAAGCGAGGCCCAGTTTACATTAGTAGTAACATCCCCCACAGGGTTACTTATTAACTGATATATACCATTATTAACATCTGCTGCATCAATATTTTGATTGTAAACCAGCATCCCAAGTCTACGTCTTCCCGCAGGTATTGAAAGTATCTCTGCCCACTGAGGCCACGTTGAGTAACCACCTATACCCCATCTTGGGTCTGATACGCCAAACGTATCCTTATCATCTGTAGGTGCGAAAAAGCCCGTCACCTGTACACTTCCTGGTATTTTAGCCATTATTTTAGTGTTTTATTTATTAATATTAATTTGTTATTATAACGGTTACGTCACCACCTAATTTTTCTTTACTTCTATAGCACAATAGTGTTAGTGCCTGTTGAAAATCGTTAGTAATTGCTACCGAAATAGGATTATTTTCATACATTGCTATATTTAATCCAGTATCAGCGTCTTTTATAGTTACAGGCTGTGCCTCTGAACTAACAATACAAAACCATTTATATTTACCAGTCTCTGTAGGAAATACAAACGTACCATCTGATCCATCTATAAGTATATTGTCAAATGCTTTTATTTTCACTTCTGTAATATTCCCATCAGCATTACCAAAATACATCCTATTCTTCCAATACACAGTATCACTTTTGGTTTGTAATGCAGTACTATTTTTATCATTAGCAGAAAAAACCCACGTCTTTGATCCAGGTATTGTAAGTATCACTGGTGAACCACTTGCCACTATATTAGCAGCAGTACCTGATGATGGAAATGTAGCACCTGAAAACTCTTCACCTGATATAGCCATATTAAATGGTACATTACCGTCACTGTCGAGTGTCCAAGCTATATCAGCTGATATTACAACCAATGATTCACCTACCTCACGAAGTACGCCTGGATGAATATCTAGTCTAGTTAAATCTGATTTAACGTCAGGAGAAACTAGTTGACGTATAAACTCATTTAGATCTGAACCAGCAGGTACCGGATCATTTTTCTTTATACCTCCAACGTTTACCGTAGCGTTTATCTGTGTAGTCGTACCACCACCAGAAAACACATATTTTGTACTTGCAACATTCCAGACATATAGTGAACCTGTGTTCTCAACTATATACACTGCATTAACCTCACCGTAAGGCGGTAATTCTGATTTATTTGTATATGTATATATATTACCTCCACCACCTGAAGAGCCCCCAGTAATCTCAGTCCATCTGCTGTCGCCCAGGTTTATCCCAGGTGCACCACTAACACTTGCAATATAAACTTTCTTACCGGTATCATCTGTTACAAGTTCTCCTTTATTGTAATTTACTGTGTTATCAGCAATCATTATCTTAAGATTGCTCCACTCTACCGTACCTGCTGCATCTGCTGCATAAAGTAATTTACCTATTTTAGCGTCGTCTGCGGCTGTATGTATAACCAGATCCCTTAAAACCTTTAAATCTCCCCTTATTTTCATTTTATGATAATTTTACTTTTATACTAGTCCCGGACAATATGTTAGGGTATAAATATATGTATAGCTTCTTATCTACATCCCATTTAATTGAGTCTGGGTATGTCACTTCTGTATCGCCATCTATTATTAATTCAGCAGTTATCACACCAGCCTGCGTGGCGTAAAAAGGTAATTTAGAGTAATCAAAGAAAATATAATTTAGGTCATTTGTTTTAGTTATATTATATCTAACAACATCAGAGCTTATTACAAAATTGTAAGTTTTACCAACGTAGTCTATACCTCCAGGCCCTCCTATATTATTATCCCATGTAGCGTATGTTTTTCCCACGAGCATTAACCCCCACGGATTTTCTACCCATTTATACCTTACATTTGTTTCATCAACATATATCTCTATCCCATCATATAATTGCTCATAGGACGTAGCTACAAAATCCATAAGATCTTGCACAGTACTAAACTGAGACCTGTCATCTACTGGCCTAGCTTTCATTATTTTAAACCCTAAGGTCTGGGTGCTATTATTAATCTTCTTTGCCATGCTAAGCCTGTTTTTTTATTTGATAATCAATTGGTAATGAAGACTCCCCTGTAGGTGATTGTTCAATATAAGCATCAACTATATCTGCTGTAACAGTGGTTCCTGTGATATTTGACACCACATCAAAAGTATTTGTAACATCATAACTACTCAAAATTATAGCAGCATTCCAGCTTCTAGGCAATTCAAATATAGTAAATAATGGTGTGTGATAACCAGTGAGCTCTTGTGGTATGATAGTAGCTATCTTAGGTGTTAAATTACCTACTCCAGCATCCGCTGTAATTGTTGTTTTATAAACATCTCCAGAGCTATTGTATCCGCCGACAGTCAATATATTTACTTTTTTATCTGCCCCAACATATCCTGAAACAGTGCTTTTTGATGCCTGTGGTACTCTATTTATAATTGTGGCTGTTTTATTCATTACTGAACCATACTCTATCACTTGTATTTTATATGTCTTATTTCCTGTACCGTAATCAAATGAATGTAATAATCCACTAACCGTTACATCAGTAGCTGGATAATCAGTCTCATCACCTGTAGCAGGCACACCAGCATTCATTACTACATTGCCGTCTGGATCAGTAACTTCCCATGTAAACAAGTCATAACTCCCTTTATCTACTCTGTATACGAGGTCAAATGACGCGTCTGTTGCTTTCTGTAACACCGAATTAGGTGAGATTGAGATAGAAGGTACAGAGTGCGACACTCCCCCAACTTTATAAGTTGCACTTCTTATGAGCTTCTCGTCCTGACCAGGTAAATTAGTAAGATCGTATACAACTACTAACATAAATGATATAGTATCATCCGCCCTATCAATAGCTTCACCGGTACTTATCTCATGGTTTATAACTTTACCAGTAGAATCCACGCCATCAACTATTAAATCCACACCATTCAGGAATTCACCAGCTGTATTTTGTGCTGTTACACCAAGAGCTACATCTTTATATATGGACCAATATATGTTTGATGCGTCATTCTGCTCTATCTTAAACGAGAAATCTAAAATATTTCCCCTACCAAAAGTTGGTGACACACTAAATGAAATTAATCTTGGAGGTATTTTTATATCCCTCTCTACAGGTTTATCATAGAAATAACCAACTACTATGGTTCTTCCATCTAGTACTACACCATTAAAATGTACCTCAGAAATACCCACTACTGTGTAATCCCTGCCTAATGCCTGTGTTACACCATTAATAGACACAAAAGAAATTTTATGTATACTGTAATTAGTGTAGAATATTGTTTTTGCATTTATGATAGCAATATTGGAATTAGTCCCAACAACACCGAATTCTTGTATATAATTCACGTTGTTAGTTCTCATTATTAACTCTCTATCTATAATGTCTCTTATTTTACGTTTAGCCATAATTAATCATAATTATTAGTGAATAGTGATATAACATTGTATAAATAAGTATAATCCTCACCGCTATATGTTATTTTTATTTTAAAATACTTATCTCTTACTCTTCTTGATGAATTGTTAAACCTACTGAACGAATCAACCTTACCAACTTGCACTAAATACTTACCGTCTCTATAATAAGCATTCTCTTTGAATATTCCAATACTCATGTTAGAAGAATCCTCTCTAATATAGATATTTTCTTCAAATACGGTATTAAACACATTGTCAATGTCAGTATAATCTGGCTCATCAATAATATCACCGTTATCATCGTAATAATTTATTTTATTTTGACGTAAAACGGCATTCGGAACATCAGTCGTTATGGAGTACTGAATGGTTTTAGGTTTTATTTTATTAGATAGTATCTGTATATTTGTAAGTATTTTCTCCATATCAGGTCTCTCATGCATAACAAATTCAACGTGAAATGTGTGCTGAGTACCGTGAAACTTACAATATGTAGAGTTAACACCTGTTGCCCACGCCTCTGATTTTCTATTAGAAACATCAAATAATAAATTATATTCATTATCTGTTAATTGAAACTTAGGGGTATAACTTGTTCTGGATACCCACCTATTCATAACCTCGTTATAATACACTGTACCGTATGTAGAAAATAATCCACCAGACTTATCATTCAACAATTTATTATAAGAAAAATATACATTCTTTTTTACAGAGTCGAATGACGTATATATTTTTGGTATTCCTACGTCGCTCTTCAATTGAACCAGTTCTTTTTTTGCTTTGAGTAGGTATGATTCTATCTTATAATCACTTAAAATTTCAATGCTAGAACCAGAAACCCTCCATATCTTATTACGTATAAAATCTACCCCGTAGATTGTATTGAAACTTCGTATAATTGATTCTGGATTTACAGACCCAATAGTAGAGTCTATAACCCTGGCTTTTGAAGCAAGTGCCTGAGCATCATCAACATATATATCTTCTTGAGAATTCACAAGAGTTCTACCATCAACTGTTATAAGAGCAACTCCATTTTCAAATATGCAAAAAAGATTATTATTATGGTTTATTAACTTAACTATTTGACCTAACTCCGAATTATAATCTTTAAAGTTTATTCCGGAAAAATCCCTATATCCATTGAAAAACTCACTCTGAATATTTGGTGCAGATATCATTATCCTGTTTGGATATTGTAATGTGTATGTTGGCGCCTCTACCGAGATACCAACGTATGAGACAGCCCTGTAATCCCCTGTTAAACCTCTGTTATATGCTGACGAGTCTGGTCTATACTCTGAGTATAGTTTATCAGCCGCAACTGCAGGGTGAAATCCTCTCTCGCTACCGTATAGCATCATCTCCATAGGGTCTGATTTTTCATACGACCTAACATCAGCGTTGTGGTTAGTTTGAGATATTATTTCCACTATCATTCCATTTGACGCTAATTTTCTACCTTCATCCATAGTTTCTGATGACGATGATGATTTCCATCCGGTAGTAATGTTCTCATCTATATCATGAGTCCACTCTTGCGTAGGCCCGGAACCATAAGTATTAAAATCACTAAATGTTGCTGCCGGTGCATCCATTATCCCCATAGCATATGTAGTCCTCTTAAACACCTTAGTTATAAAACAATCACCATCTGCCACAACTACTGTATCAGTTTCACCAAAAGGTAACCTATCAGTAGTAGAAAAATATGGTAAACTGTTTGTACTTGAATATATTTCAGCTAAATCTGTAGACGTAAGTGTTGCCTGGGTGGCTTTTATCTCTGCTAGATAAAGAATATCATTTTTCCAAAAATGTTCAAACTCTAATGTGCTTGTTGCAGTAAAATTCAATGTATATAGATCATTTTCATTTGTTATATCCATCGCAGATGCACTTGGATCCGTAGCCTCTGCTGTAAATGAGTAATTACCATGTGTAGGTATAGTTATACTTCTCACAATAAACTCTGATGTCTCCCCGGCTATGATAAAATCCACATAACTACCAACAGATACATTAGCTTTAAGGTCATCACCAGGACGTTTACCGGCTGCATTTATATAACTTAACTCAAACGTATACGTACTATTAACTAGACTTATTTTCATTTTACCAGTTAAAGGCGAGTGCTGTGTTAATTTATAACTTGAATTATAATTAGTTGGGTTAAATAACTCTACCCCTATGTATTTGCTCCAGTTATTGACGACCGATGCATACGGATATAAGTTTGCTGTTCCAGTATTATCCCACCACGAAGCTTTATTTATACCTGTCTGTCCATCATCCCATAAACTTACTGGGTAATCTGTCACAGTAGATGCGTATCCCATAGCGATAGATTTTTTAGGTAGGTATGCGACAGGGTAAAATTTTAATCTTTGTTTACCTTGAAAGTGTATTTCTATATGCCTATAATCCCAATCGTGTACAATACCTTGTGCTGGACTAGTATCAAACTGGAAATAATTGCCGTGCCTCACAGGTGAACTGTCTACGGAGTACTCTCTGTTTACAGTTGGAACATAAATTATATCCCCTTTACGTAAAACCTTTAAAATACCTTCTCTATTTATTTTATTTGCGTCAGTTACATGTATCTTCATAGCAGCAGCACCCCAGCTCCAGTATTCAATGTATATCATACCAGAATCTGGTGCCCTATCTTTATAACCATCCCTATGTCTATACTTTATCTGACCGGAGTTACCTACAATAGACGTATATGCAAAGTTGTATGTTCTATCTATCTGTGATGTGAACTGTCCCTCGGCTGCAACTGACACACCATTTGGTACGTACACGAATTTTCCCTTGTACTTTAAATCCCCCTCTAAATTTTGTAAACTAGGCGGACTTTCTACCCCACTAGCTGTTATATCTCTTATATACTGTACCCTACTGGTGTCGTTAGTCATTGATGTTAGTCTAATAGCGGTATTACTATTATAGCCAACTATATTTATATTAAGATTGGCATTATTAAGTATTGACGCCATATTTATACCATCAACTTCAAAGTCACCACTAAAAAATACCACTTTATTAGATCTAGGTACTCTTCCCTTCTCACTAGGAAAAGCTATACCACTAGGATGTATAAGTGGTATCGCTGAAGCATACTGTGGCACATGTGCAGTTACTAAGTCATATAGATTATGTTTTAAATCAGAACTCTTTGCAAGCCCTAAACCCGGAGACTGCCCTTTATCCCATCCAATATATGTTTTCTCCTGATCTACTTCTCCAGGAGTTGTAGGATATACATTCCGAGCAATATATGTGGCTGTATTTCTTCTAAAACCTATAAAATCATAACTTCCTACTACAGTATCTATATTACCTATAGGCAACACTGCTGTAGGGCTTATTAATCCCTGATATAGAGTATCTTTATTTCTAGTTTTTCTAACTACAAAATACCCTATTATATTAGACTTTAAGTAACCTAAATATTTATTATTTATAGAAGTTATAGGTGTCATATCTAGTACCAACTTTGTAACTTGACGCCTACCTTTTTTTAGTAGATGCTTGTCGTGAAAAGTTCTATATAAACCTCGTACGTTTTCGAACCTGTTTATCGACGGAATAGTATCAATCTCATCTTGCCCGACTATACCGTTACTTGTACGAATATCTAAATCCTCACCAAGTATTATATCACCACTATACTGCTCACCACCTTTATAATTATCTAATCCTCTTACTGGAAATGCGGGAGTCAGTGATCCGCCGTCAAGTATATATACAACACCTAACTCATATGTCTCACCACCCCAAAAACCGAGATTATTATAAACATTGAACGGGTCGCCATATGATGTCTTTATACCTTCAATCACTTCATTCACTCTGATTCTCTGTGTCAGTTTATCAAGTATGTCAAATAACGTCTCGTCTATATTCGAAGAAACATTCCCAAGAACTAACCTATTATTTATCTGATCTAAAGTCTTCACTGTACTAATTGCAGAATAACTAGTGTTAATAGTTTCCTCATTAACTACAGTTATCTCCTCTAAACCAGAATGCTGTATAGCACACGAACCGTCATCAGCTATATAATAACGTTCATTTATTTTATATGACTTAGCAACAGGTTGTGAGTCCCCACTAACATGTGTCACAGATACTTCTATACTTCCAGAAGTAACATCTAACCCACTTAACATGAACTTCACTAATTTATTAGTCTTTTTATCACCTGAGACACCGTAGGCATCCCTATTATTACCGAAATGTATAGACACTAAACGCGATTCAGCAAGTATGTCAGACAGATTTCCATCAGCATTTTTATGCCTGAAGTAGTACCTGTACCCACCTCCGAGTAGTACACCACCCTTTTCTACTCCGATAAAATCCAATTTAGCTACAGACGTCGACTTAATTATAAGGTCAGTTCTTTTAAAAAATTTAGCTGAGTATGTATTCGTGTCTTTAGCTTGTCGTCTATCTATTATTGTAGCAGAACCATCTGAATTCAACCTGAATCTACTATTTATAAATCTTATAGGATTATTATTATCTGTGAATATAAAATTTACAGATCTATCATACTCTTGCTGAAGTGTGAGGTCTATGAAGTCATTTAAATTAAATTCAAATTCCTTAGTTCTAAAAGGCATGGTATGACAAGCATCAACCTCCCAAGGATTAATATAACTCGCACAATCACTACCCACAGGTGTATTCTCCTCTGTTAGGAAATTATGTATAGGAGAATATACTTTAACTAAATCTGTTCTAACATTGTTTGATGATGTAACTACTTTTCCATCAACAGCATACTCCATAGAAAAGATACTTAGTGTGTCTTTCGGGAATTCAACCATGTCATTAATGTTGCCATGATATTTATTCATGTAAAACCTTAGCATATCATAATAATCCTCCATCTTTATATTAGGAAGAAAACTTAACGAGGCCTCGGGGTCCCCTAATTTAGTATAAAATTCTTCCAACTCACTGTCACTTAATGATATAGCCACACCTGAAACATCCTGTATTGTAGATGTTGCTACGTCAGTACTATTATTTACAAATTGAGTGTATTTCACATTGTCTCTGCTGACAAAATTAAATGCACACGGCGTTAGGTATTTTAATGATTTATTCATCCTAGGTAGTGACGTGGATGTTTCGTATGTGATATACACAGTAAACGTATGTGTTTTCATGTCAACTACATCTATACGCATTAATGTATCCCACTCAGCATCATCAGACATAACCTGGGCATCAACTGGAACAGAGCATTCTATAGCCCCTTCGTGCATGTACACCTTTTTTGTATCGAAAGAGGAAAATATACCATTATCATTTAATTTATAACGTAAAATAACATCTCTACCTATAGATGCGTCGGTTAATGTAAATTCTATAGCACGAGTTAATGTATATTTATTTCTATCCTCAAACGGTACTATAACTGCATTAGTACGTGTTACCACCTTCACTATGTCAACACCTAATTTTTTATTATTATTTGAGTAATCACTCCATTTAGGGCTTGGAAATGTTCCAAGTTCACCTTCAACAAAAGTCCCATCTGTATTAAATTTCCCACTTACTATATATGCAATATTGTTATAAGACTTAGCTGCTAACGGTATAAACCCCTCTGTTAGTGCAAAACCAACGCCAGCATTCTCATTTAAAATATCACCAGGAATATTCTTTAATACATATTGATTTTCACCTACAGTAAGAATTTCAACATTTAATGCGTCTATCATCTCTGTGTTTTTTACCACAAGAGGATGACTGTCTGTGTTTATTCCATCATTAAAACTGTTAGACCCTGATCCTTTATTATTTAACGCCATCTTTTCTTCTTTTTATATTCTTTTCCTTGTTACTTCGTGCTGGTGATATAGCTCTATACATAGTGAATACATTTGTTGTACTGTCTATCATAGATTTAGATTTGAATCTCACTGCCCCAGTAACACTTCTAAGTGTTTTCAAAATTGAGGAGTTACCCAACTTGAGTATAGAGCGTATAGACGATTCCTCTACCTCTGGGAATATCTTAGCAAGCTCAATTACATAATCATTTACATTCTTAACTTTCATACTACTTACTTTTAATAACATTAGAGCTTATTTTAGGGTACACTTTCCCATTAGCTATGTTTTCCCACATAGTATTATACAGCCTTTTAGGTACGTGAAATACCCTGTCTATGTATTTACTATTTGGCCCAAAGTTTATTAAGAATTTGGGTATTCTGTATTCAGTATTTCTTAGGTTTATTATGAGATCTTTTTTTATATGCGGTAATATTTCGCTGCTAGCCTCTTCATTTAACAAGCCAACATGTATTGCAGGAAATGACCCGTGTGTTTTTAGTACGGCTATATCCCCATTTAATACATCACGAGCTATCATATATAGATACTCACCATAAATTATCTTCGCAAGCTGCGCATTTGTACTACACTTATATATGTCTCTCAGTTTGCCTTTTGGTGCATCCAGGCGCTTCTTTATCTTACTACCTATGCTAGTAGTTGTAAATACATCAGCGAGGCTAAGAGCCCCGTACATGTCGTAATTACCCCCATAAGGATTTATATATCTAAAACTATCACCAACCTTCTTATAATAACCCATTAACCTCTCCTAAACTTAAAACTTCTATTATATCTTTTTCTGTCAAATCTTGTATGCTCATTAAGCACTTCATCAAGTTCATTATCTGTGATCTGTTCAGGTATTGCTGCAGCTTGAACCAGTCTTGCTGACTCCTGCGATATCCACTGCATAGAGTTAGCCGCTACAGGATCGCCTGTAAACATTTTTCTTGTCATATATGATAAGGCCACCTTCGCAGCTATAGCATTTGCATGCTTTCTTGTTATCATTGGTAGTCCGTCGTCATCGACTTTTATACCCTCATAGATCATATGTATCTCGACTTCCCATAATCGTTTGTCAATTATTCTTATTGAAGTAGAGTCTACCCACTCATATTGCAGATACGATCCTACACCAGTAAATGGTGTATCATCAAAATGATATGTTTTTAACTCAGAATTACCGGCCAAAACATTTATATACTCATTATCTCTATTTACTCTATTCTCTCTTCCCTTATACGCCTCCACTTCACCCCACTTATTAGCATGCACAGGATCTGCAGTTACACTTATAAGTCTATATAAGTTGCAAGGCACATCGATTATCATTGTATCCTGATTCTGTGGTTTTTGTGATAGTTTATAGTATTGTACTGGAACTGAGTTTATATCTTTAAATGCTTGATATGCCTCCTCCAAAAAATCGTCTTCTTGCATTGTTAGCCCGTACTTTCTTTTAAAGATAGGGTAAGCAGCGAGAATGTTAAGTGTAGGTTCGAAATTAGAGTTCATATGTTACTGTTTTTCTTGTGTGTTAGGTTCTACAGGTCGGTTTAATTGTCTGTAGTAATTTACGTACTTCTGTGTAAGTGAGTCAATTATCTGTTTCTGTACAGACGATGGAGCGTAAAACTCGCTGTTTGAAAACTGATTTGCGTAAGGTGTTTTTAATAGTGATGCTGGGTTCTCAAATAAGGCAACAACAGAAACATACTTTAAATTATTGTACTTACCCAAGTTGTAAAAATAAATATCATACATACCAGGGTGTTTCCCAGAGGTATTTACCCACACATATGGTCGATTAGATGTTGCTTGATTGTATTTATGAAACCTAAAATCAGTGTCATTATATACTTTAAATGTTGTTGAGTTGTCAAGTGGTCCTATGAATGAAAGTGTTTCATATATAGGTAACATCTGTGACAGCTTCGGTATAGATATGTGTGGTACAACCACCTGCGAGTCAATTGCACAGTTACCAGATGTATCTTCACAGACTACTTCTATACCATCTATTCTTTGGCTTATACTTCCAAGTTGAACGGTTCTCTGTGTTATTCCCTGTATTATAAGCGTTTCTGATTCAAGGACTATTTCCTGCATAAGTTGCTCTATTGAAAACGCCTCATTTGTAACACCCTTAAGACCATCTACTATATGATTTCGTATTGCACTCGCTAATTCTCTTAATGTCATAATTATCTTTTTTTAATAGTAGCTTTTCCTCCGCATCTCATTTTTCCTCCCCCACATTTATTTTTATATCTTAAAAGTGTGCTTTCCCCATGTTCCTCATGTTCGCCAGCTTTTGCATTAGAGACATCTGCTAAGTTTTTAAGTTTATACAGTTTTTTAGATATAGTAGTTTTAATCATATCTATTTCAGCTGATATATCATTCATACCTTTAACATCCGCATGGTCTTTCATCTTATCCGTCATTGGTCCAAGTTCATGTTTCAGGTAGTGAATCATATCTGTTTTTTCTGGTATAGAGTTAATTTTAATTGGAACGGGTCCTCTAGATAAACGCATCTCAGCAATAGAGTCAACATGATCCAATAAAGCATCATACAGCTCCTCTAGAACAACATGTTCTGCCATATTGCTAGACTGTAAATGTTCTATGTGAGCTATATCTCTAGCTCTAAATAATTCTCCAATATATTCCCCGCACTTCATAATCATATATTTTAATGTTATCTTTTTATTATAAGAAATTATACTAAATAAAAAAAGCTCTCGGTATGAGAGCTTTCTTAAAAATAACTTTTATATTATATTACACCACAAATGCATCAAGGATAACCTTAAGGTCAGCCGCAGAGTCATTAGCGTAGATCACATAGTGAGTAGGTTTTGAAGCCATAGCTGCATTTACGTATGAATGATCAACATACTCATGAGATTCCCACCCTGTTCCAGTATCTTCTCCTTGGAAATCAAATGTATAAGCTTTATAAGTACCTCTTACATCTACACCCTGATCATTACCGCCGTGGTTCTGAGCATAAGGCATAACGTTTTCTTTTGTAGCCATTCTTCTTGACTCCTCAATGAATTTACCAAGACCAACACCTACAGATCCCGCTGTAATTGATGATTGTACTAGCTGAGTGAAAGGTAAACCTCCATGTGCAACTAATTTAATACTAACAGATTTAATGAATATGTGCTCCATACCTTTAGCAACCTCTAATTCAACCTCTGCCCCATTAGCATTAGTAGAAAAATAAGTTTCAATCTCATTTAGACTTTGTACAGCTAATGTAGCCCCTAAGTCTATAGCTGCTGCTATACCAGCTTCATCAGCTGTTAATACAGGTGTTGATTGAAATACAATAGATTTACCGTCTACTATGAAATCTCTTGCAATAGAGCTAACGTTTCTTAAAGAACGTAGTTTAATCTCCACCTCAAAAACATCACCTTTAACAAATATATGTGGTTTTCCCCAAGCATCAACAGGCATAGACGGAATTACAGCCGTCCATGAAGTTAATTCTTGTACTGCAGGCGCAGAAGCAGTTTGCACTGGATTTGATATTTGTCCGTGCTTAATTTTTCCGTACCCAGGAATGTTTATAACATTTGCGTCACCTGTGATCTCACCAAGAGAATTTAATACGACTTCTTTATATCCTAAATTGAACATAATTTTTAATTTTTAGTTTGTTCGGCATACCAGCTACGTCCGAACGGTTTATATAAATATACGAAAGGAGCTGGGTTCCCCTCCGCTTTAAAATTTTTATGCGAAGAAGTCTGTTCCGTCAGCTGCTCCTGCAGATCCATCTGCTAATGTTAGTTTTATGTCTGAGGTAACCAGTGATCCAATGAAAGCCTGTAAATCAGTGTCTAGATCTTTACTCACTTTTTCGTTTATATATAACACATAACGCCTAGGTTTACTGTCCATCTTAGCCTGCACATAGCCGTGTTTAAGATACTCATGAGACTCCCACCCTGTTGGGCTACTATCCTCTTTAGCTTCAATAAAGAAAGTAGTGTATTCTCCATGCACGTCAACGCCTAACGAATTACCTTGTTGGTTTTCTCCGTATGGTCTTATATTGTTCAAAGTAGCCATTCTTCTTGACTCCTCTACCCACGATCCTTGCCCTTTACCGGGGTTAAAACCTACGATAGATTGCTCAGTTAATTTAGTGGCGGGCTGATCCATTGGGTTAGCTTTCTGTATAGTAACACCTTTAAAGCTGTCTATAATAAGATCTTCACCTTCTTTTGTCATTACAACATTGAATGTGTTTGCTGCTGCCCCTGCTTTTAATTTAATAATCTGCGCTGCGTTTGTAAAATGCGCTGCTGCTAAATTAAACCCTTCGATTATTGCATCTGCTAATGCGTCATTTGTAGCTGCTTTCATTGGTGCAGATTGAAAAGATAACCTCTCGCCGTCGATAATGAAATCTCTAGCAAAATCAGATCTATTTCTAGAATACTCTTCCACATAAATGACAACATTATAAACATCGCCTGAAGCACCTAAAACGGTACCTACTCCTATACTACCAGAATCTCCTGGGATGCTATAAGCAGTCTCTTGTGGAGCCTTTTTCTGCGCTCTTTCAGCGTAGAACCTAGTTACTCCTGAAGCCGCTAGCGTAGCAAAACCATCAATACCAAATGCATCCTGGTCAAGTTTCGTGTATGAGACATCATTAAGTACAATTTCTTTATATCCTAAATTGAACATATTAATTATTTATTTGTTGACACACTTACCAGCTTCGGTGCGTCTCGGTTTATATTTACCGGAGGGCTGGAGTCCCCCATCTTGTATTTTTATTAGCTTAATGGGTCTGCAAGATCCTCTCTTACATATATAATCCATTTAATATCTGTTGTAGGTAAATCTACCCCAACTGATGTGTGCTTAATATATTCACCCTGTTCCCAAGGAGCAAAATCAGCCTCTGGGGTCTTAACAAAAATAGTAGTATATTTAGCTTTAAGATCTATGTTATGTGAATTTCCCCCGTGTTGTTGGTTGTAGGCAGCATAATTAGTCGCTGTTCCAAGCTTAACAGATTCTTCAATCTGCCAACCCATACCGTAACCTTTTTCAGCCTCGGCAGTAATGGTTTTAACTAACCTTGTCGATGCGTTAGCTTTTTCAATACCATCAAATGTACCAGGTCTAACGTGAATATCAGATACTAACATATTCTCATGTCCAAATTGTATCGTAGTTGTAAGGCCAGCTGACACTTTTACAGTAGCTTCTGATTTTACAGGTGATGTGTTAAACGTTAAATTATGTAATAAAATCCACGCATCGAAACCGCTTACAATATCACCCTCTGAAGATGATTTAGCATTAAAAGCTATAGTCTTTCGTGTGTCATCTGTGTTGCCAGTTAGTACTATTTTAACATCAGCATAATCACCTCCGCTAGGAAGTCCTGCCCATGTTGCTATTTCGGCTACTGGTTCCTTAGCCGCTAAGATCTCTACTATATTCCCTTTGTCGTATGTACCAAATCCAGGTATAGTTACTTTAGATCCGTTAACTGTAATACCTTCATCGGCATTTATTACAACTTTTTTATATCCTGTATTGAACATATCTTTAAAATTTTTTATTATTTACCTCCGCTAAACGCTTGTATTGACTGATTAACCATAGGAGTAACACTTACCCTAGGGTCAGATCCTTGCTCCATAATAAATACTACTATCTGATTTAATATTTCCACGTTAATATAGTCATCAAACTCCATGTTTTCTGTTGTATCCTCTAAGGTCAATAACTGACTAGGGTATAAACTTATTATCTTAGGATCCCTAAGATACTCTATAGTAACCTTCTCTATGTTGTAGTCATCAGATTCATCACCTGTTTTTATATGAAGTGTGTCACCTATGATGTCATAGTAAGGCCTGTAAAATTGTGGGTCTAAAAATGCATTGTTAAGTATAGCTGCTTTCCTGTCAGCTGTTAATCTCTTAGCGGCATATTCCCTAGACGTATTATTTTTTTGATCGCATCCAAATACCGAAGCAGTAGTAGAAGTTTTAACTTTTACTATACAATTAAGTAAGTGCCTATAATTATACTCCATAATTGCCAGGTTGCCTTTAGACGCTTTAATGCAGTTTTGCTTACATCTAACTTTATTAGCCTCGCAAACTTCTTTACACGCTTGATCAGACCCGCACGCGTCATCACATGTTGTAAAGGTACTCTCACACACGTCATCACATTTTGTAGCTTTTTCAGCTCTTGCAGCCTCTATTTTTACAGGGTCAAATAACACCTCCTCAGGACCAGTACGTAAAACTCTAAGGTCATCACTTAACTGCTGTGATACATCCATCTGATTATAACGAGTGTTAGTATACCAACTTATAGCTTTATTCGCATAATAAAGGAAATCCTCTACGTACAACGCAGAGGCTTCCTCTTTATTTAATTCTATTAATGTATTACGATAAAGCTCTCTTATAGTCATTACTTTTCTCCTTTATTTTTTTTCTCTGCAGCTTTCTCAGCCTTAGCAGCCCTTGCTTTTGCCATTGGATCCTCTTTTTTAGGATATATAGCATTTTCAATCTCTTTTACTATTGGTACGTTTACAGCACTATTTAAATACTCTAAAGCCAAAGCTTCGGTTGTACCCAGTAATATATTATTGTATCTATATGCGAAACCATCATAAGCAATTATATCTTTATCAAGACCGTGATATAGCATTAATTTTAATGATATATTTGCATCTTCATATAAAGCAGCGATCTCATTACGTCTGTGCCTGTCTTTAGCAGCAGTCATCAGATACTCTTTTACGTCAGACATTGGTTGACCAGTCATATCTATACCAAGTAATCTTACTCTATTGTATAGATTAATTTCAGTATCATCCATTATCTTATTAAGCACTTTCATCTCCGATTCGATTTCAGAAAGTTTCTTTCTAGATTCTGCGCCAGGCCTGAATACATAGAACCAGGCTTCACTTAAACCTGTTTGTTGTGCAGCATCAAAATCTTTTGCGATGTGAATAGAGTGTCTCACCCATTCCCAATCTGCTGCATCTTGTGAATCATTTAAATCAAAAGTAAGTCCGTCTTTTATAGTTATAGTTGAACTTATCTCTGGTAAATATCCTCTTTTTAGTTTCTCCATCTCTGATACATTGGTTTCAATACCATTGTATCTCCCGTTGGACATACCTTTTGAAGGTTGTAATTTTAATTTTGCCTCCTTACTGAAAATTGATTTTATTATTACAATCTTATCTTCAGGTGTCCCGTCTGCTAATTGCTCTTGGCTCAGTGTTTCAAATTTTTGTGTCATAGTCTTATTATTTCATATTATCATTAAATAACCCCACCCAACATGAGTGGGGTTTTATTATTATAAGAATTTAATTCTTAGTATGCAATTGATTCAGTAATAATTGCTGATTTGTAAGGGTTAAATATTACAACTCCAGAGTATCCTAATAGGTGGTAAGAACTACCGTGGATTGAAGTAGCAATCTGTCCGCTTTCACGTCCTGACTGTCCACCCATACCATTAAGTGTTCCAGATAACATCTCAGCCCCGTCAAGAGTGAATGTTGCCATATTAGGTCTTCCTGTAGAAACATCTGGTTGCATATCGATACAGAAACCGTATCCATAATCAGGGTATTCTTGAGAAAGAGATCTATCAACTACGAAAGAGATAGAGTTTCCTTGGAATGTGTAAGTATCAAATTGTGCGCCAACCTTAACTTTAGAGTTAGATTGTTTAGACCAGAAGTAAGAACCTTCAGCTGGAGAGGTAAATCTCAAGTCAGCTTTCATTACTTTTCCAACTTGGAACCACAGTCTCTCGTTTACAACGAAAGCATAAGAATTTCCAATAGGTGTATCTGATTTTTCAACCATAGCTGCCATGATATCCTCGAATAAATCAATAGACAGTACAGAGTAAGCGAATTTATCACAATATCTTTCGATCTGTGCAATTACACCATCTCCAATCGGCACATCTCTACCTTTTTCATCCTGCATCATACATTTACCGTTCGCATCAAAGTTAGATTGACCGAAGATCATATGTTGTTCTCTTGAGACTAGGTAAGAGTCCATACACTCTTTTTCCTTAGTATTCATCTTAGCATACTGCTCACCATCTTTACCTTTACCCATGTCGATGAAAACATCTTCCATAAGTGCAAAATCACCTGAGAAATCTACAGAAGATCTGTGTCTAGATAGATAATTTCTATGTGTCTCAGTGTTAGAGATGTACTTGATATAACCTCTCTCAGAAAGCTCTGGGTGATAGTTAGATCTGTATCTTGTGATACGTCCTGGCGTAAGGAATTCTTTAGCAGCTTGCTTGCTCATGTCAGCAGTAACCAACATAACTTTATGCATCCACTTATTATCCATTTCCTTCTTAGGTGGGGCAACTACAAAAAGTTGTTGCTTGTTCTCAAGAACTAACGTATCATTTTTGTCGTAATATTTCTCAGCTAGTGCAAGATCAAAGATCGCACCTGCTGCTGGGGTAACAGTTCCACCCGCTACAATTTTAACTTTTTTGATAAAGTTAACTTTAATTGACCACTCAATAGTCATTGAGTTAATCGGTGTGAAAGAATCTCCACCTTTCTTTTTAGTATAAACATTTCTAAGTGCCTCAGTAAGGTTAGAAATTGCTAATCCAGGGTACATAGTTACTACCTGCCCCATTTTGTGAGGTTTTTTCCCCAACAATGTTCCAAAGTTTTGGACTGTTTTTGTGCTCGAAACGTTTTCCAAAACCGTGTTTCTGTCTACTATTCTCATAGTTCTTTAAAATTTAATTATTAATAATTAGTCGTCCCACAGTGCGTCGATATTGTCAGGTCTACCAGTTTGTCTACCTTGGCCAACATCTTTGCCAGGTTTTGGTATAATATCATTACGAGACATTCCATTTGCGGATCCAGGTGCACCATTAAGCACATCTTGTCTCCCTTGCTTGAAAGCCTCCGACTCTTTTCTTCTCCAGTACTTGTCAACATTATCTAAGTAACTTTCACCATATTTCATAAACCATGCTGCTTTGAACAGCCTTTCTGGATCACTAAACATTTCTTCCATAATTAACGGATCACCCTGGTCATTAATTTCCAGTAAACTGTGTAAAACTTCATTTTTCATTTGATCTGTAACCTCAGCACCTCCAATATTATCAATATTCTCAACCGCTGAAACTATTTCGTATCTATCAGCTTCTAGTGCAGCTACTTTTTCTTTGCTCACTTCCGCCTCTTCAGATGCTTTTGCTTGTGCTTGCTTGTCGTTTAATTGACCTCGCAAACTAGCCACCTGTTTAGTATAAATAGACTCATTTTCTTTCTGTCTACCCATTGCAATTATTGCTTCTTCTTCTGTTAAATCCGGTTCAACATGTTTGAGCCAGCTTAAAAAGATAGCGTCATCAGGCATTTCATTATAATCTACGCTATTAGCATCTCGAGCAGCGAATGATTTTGCTACCTGCTTATTTATTACATCAGACATAAACTCAGAAACACTCCTGTTGGAATTTCTTATGTCATTAAGTAATTGTATTTCTTCACTTGCTAGATCATATTCCTCTTCTACAGTAGGTCTTGCATCTGTTGAAAGTGACTGCAATACAGTGTACTGCTCATCTGCGCTCAGAGAATCGAAATCCACAGACGCGCCGTCATCGTATGTTATCTTACCTCCTACGATACCGTAGTCTGCTAAATATCTCTCTACTCCTGTAAGTATGTCATCTCCGTCGGTACCAGAGCCGGAACCGTCTCCATCTGTACCATCACCGACAGTTCCCCCGTCAGCCCCGCTAGCGTCAGTTCCATCAGAACCATCAGAACCACCAGAACCACCAGAACCACCAGAACCATCAGAACCACCAGCTCCGTCTGTATTTGTACCGGAACCATCTCCAGTATCAGCTGCAGCAGCAGCTCCATCAGATCCATCTACGTCTTCCGCAAAAAGATCATCTACACTTAAATTGTCATTCATCTTATTATCGTATTTACATTATAAAAACTGACACAACTTTATGTCATTTTCTTATTATAAGAAAAAAGTAGAGTAATACCAACTACCTACTAGTTACTTAGGTTTCTTTTATCTTGACTACCAACGCGTAATGCTAAAGCAAATACACCGTCTGCTACCCATGCCCCAACACCATACATATGAGCTACGCCGTTTGGACCTATTTTTATAGATACTCCTGTCTCGTCTATCAGATTATACATACTTCCAAATGTAATCACAACCTCAGTGGCTACTGTGTTTACTATCTTTAGCTCATGAACAGAGTCCTCTACTAATGTTGTACCTTCCCATTTAGCTATTATAGCGTCAGCACCTATTTCCCATAGTTGCATAGTGGATCTGGCTTTAAAATCAGGGTACAATGTACCTACAATTATCTCTTTAACCTCCGCGCCATCGTCCTCGAAGTCTGATAAATTATTCATGTATATTCCTAAACCCATTGTGTTCTTATTTTATTTGTTATCTCTTTTAATGAGTATATAATACTCTCGATCTCTCTGTTTTGTGACAAGTCTTTATTCATGTCAAGCATATCTATGTATTCCAAATTAGCTACTATCTTAGTGCTTAAAGTATACATTCTATTAAATGTACGTACATCACCTGATACAGGCTCTTTAACAGATAATATATACTGTATATCGGCTAAAGTCTTATATGCGTTATTTACAGCTGTGTACACCTCTTCTATATAGATCATTTTAACAAGATTTACTGTTTATAGAACAAGACTTTCTTGCCGACTCTAGGATTACCTGCGCCTTTCTGAATTCTCCTTCAATGAAATTAATGTAGGCCCCTAACCTCTTCTGCTGCAGTTTTTGCCAATCTGCAATCGTACATGCATCATCACATGCTGGATCGCAGGCTATATTTCTAATTTCTGTTACAATGGCATTATTTATTTCTTCAGTTACAAGAATCTGTGAATCTGCCATCATGCCTACTGTAAAGGTATCATTACCCTCTAATCTTCCTATAGCTAGCATTTTTTCTTCGTACGTACTGTCTAAGTCAAACGCAAGTGTTATGTTACCTGCATAATCTAAAATCACAAGCTCGTCGTTATTGTTTATCCCAAATGTTCCACTGGCTGAGGCTAATCCCCACTCACCAGCATAACCGTATACGTCTCCTTTTATAGCTTGATTACCTTCAAGTACATCATTAAATATAACATATATAGCATTGTACCACCCATCAAAAAATGAATCTACACCACTTCTGTTTGGTAAACTATTCATTGTAAATGGGTATGAGTATGAGTATTTATATACAGACTGGAATGGTGGGTTATTACCACCTACAGGAACACCTTTAAATTGCAATATATTGGCTTCTCCGGTATAGAAATTTATATTTAAAACTACATCATCTGGTTTTACATCTTGTGTATAATACAGTCCATCAACAGAATATTTAAACTCAGGTGGTTCCGCCGCATTAAGCTTTCCGTTATCTTCAACTACTACCTGTGAATATAATTGTTTTCTGCCCATAGTTCCCATATATGACAGCACAAATCCGTATGTTTTACCCCTACCAGTATCTGTTATTATAGATCTGTAATCTATATTATTATAATTTATACTAAGCACAGGTTTGCGTGCGTCATCATATAGAACCTCAGCAGAGACACATGTCTCAGTGCCTAGTTTCTGAAGTACAGATGTCAGCGCTCCGTGACTATCTTTAGTAACTGCTTTTGGTATATTCATGGTTATATTTTATTATTGTTTATTTCTCTTGCGTTGCTGTTACCACCTTCAACGTACAACTGCTCTCTTTCTAGTTGTACTATCTCACGTTTAGCTCGCATCTCTTGCTCTTTAAACCTAGCTTCGTCTGTAGCTACTTTCTCTTTAATATTAAGCTCCCTTGTTTTATTCTCGCTTTCAATCTTAAGTTTCTCTTTATCTAGGTTAAGTCTTTCTCTGATAAGTATATCTGCCTCACGTTGTAGTTTCTCAGCCTGAGCACCAGCTTCTTTCAACTGCTGTTCATACTGTTTAACCTGGTCATCCATCTGCTTCATCTGCCCTTCGTTATCATCGGAAGATAATCCTTGACGCACAATATCTCGTGCTTCCGCTACTGTATCTGCTAATATAAGGTTAACCATGACTTCAGGCTTAACTGCTCCTCCTCCAACTAACTCACTTACTAGCCCTTCTAGTTTTTGTAGTTTAAGCGCATCTCTAGATGAATTTGTTACCTGTATATTATAATCCGTCCACACAAAGTCCTTTCTATCAATCTTAAAAGCTATACTCGCTGAGCCTACTCTGTAAGCTCCCATCTTACCTTTCTTATATGATGTTTTAGCATTGTTTATAAGTGTAGTAAGTATTCTTTTTCTAGCATCGGACATTAAGTCAAATATGTTTAATGTAATAAGAGATACCTGTCTTATGCCTGTCTTTACATTTTCTACTGCTTCACGTTCCTCAATCTGCCCGAGCATTTGGTCTGTTACACCTGTAGTTAGAACTACCTGTCTTTCAAGTGTTTGTAGTATAGCGTTTATACCGTTAATGGCGTTACCGTCTATGCCTCCTTGAAATTCACCGTAGTGATTAAATAGCTGTGCTCCCTCTTCTGTGGGATCAATTAATTCTACCCCTTGTTTTCTAAGAGCTATCCACTTCATCAATCTCTCCATAAAACGAGACCCTAATACTTTTGGTATACCAGCGATATTAACACGTGTCCCTGCAACTCCAGCTGTAGCCACTAAGTTATTACGGTGAAACTGGGTTATATCATACATGTCTTGCACATCCTTGAGGTTCCATACCATTGAGTATGCCTCACCTTGACGTATGTTGTATGACATACCTGAGTAAGTTAATGATGTTTTATATGGGTCATTTTGTGACCTTGGAACGTCCTCAGATTTCTTTAGACCAAAATATATATCATAACCTATCCTATAGCCCTCATATCTATCTTCGATGTAACCTTTTTTACCGTCTTTGGTTTTACCGTCTAATTCATTGGATGCTAACCACTCTACATGGTAAACCTCCACTGTGTCAAACTCATTACCAGTGTATTGATTATATACATTATCGTCATCGTTGTAGTAGGGGTCTTCAAGTCTTTGTGGGTCTGCCAATCTCCTAGAAGTACCGTAAGCTGAGGGTTTTATACCAAACAGTTTCTTCTTATCTTCAGAGGTCATCATATGACCAAATTTTTGTATAACCTGATGGCGTGTGTAAAATTCTCTATGAACAACTGCATTAACAGAATCCATAAATAAATCATTTTTATTTTTATTAAAAAATAGATTTTCAGGTTTTATTATTTCGAATACAGGGTCCTTGCCTTTTTCACGTATATACGTTCTCCAGTTCATTTCTCCTGTTATAAGTAGGTCGTAAAGTAGTTCAGCCGACTTACGTTTAAAATCTATTATGTTATCTTGTTCAAAGAATTTAACTAAATGCTGTGCCGCTTTAGCGTACACACTTATAAAGTCTTCATTTATATACTCCATTAACCCATGAAGGTACTCTTCATGTAAAGGATTTTCCTGCTCTTTAGATGCTTGTCCACCAGCCTGTAAATCTACTGACTGCTGAAATTGCTGCATAGATGTTTTAAACCTAGTATTAACTTCCCCAATAATAAAGTTCTTCTTCTCCTCGTCTTCTAATGAAAGTGTTTTATCATCACTTACAGATATACCATAGTTAAATGTTTCTGTTAAAAATAATCCAACCAAAGCATCTATACGAGGTTTAATAATAGGTGTAAACTGTATGTCTATAGGGTTTCCTATACCATAATTGTCGCTTAAGTACTCAAATTCTTCAGCGTCTCTTCTACCAGAGTAGTATTTCCTACACACTGGAATATGTTTCTTCTCATACATCAACTTACCTATCCAGTAGTCAACCATGCCAACTAAGTACGGATCGCCTTCTTTCTGTTTTCTAGTTGCATATATGTCGTCTACTGGACGTCTATTAATAATACTTGCCATCTATTGCTTTATTTTTGCTACTATATCAAACGCATAACATACCACATATAGATCACTATCAACATCAAGATATACATCTTTTCCTGTGAAAGCCTCTATTACAACAACATCCCCTTCATCTATAGAGTCCGCCGATGAGCGTATAACATCAGCAACCCTTATGTCCTGTGCTGTAGGATCCTGTGATAATGTCTCTGTTGGTATATGTATACCTGAGGCTGTTATGGATTCTTTTTTCCTTAGCTTTATAAGTATTCTATCTATACCTGGTTGCATTTTAACTATATCACTCATAACTTTAAACTTTTTACTATATTTTAACACTATACCAGATGCTGGTACTATTTTTACCTTACCGACCCTACTTTCAGAAGGGACGTGAACACCATAAAAAATATCAACTGCCACAGTATCTCCAGTTATAAAGTTTTCATCACCAGAACTCGTAACTTCACCAAGATATAATTCTCTACCATTATCGTATTTATTTCTAACACTGTCTGGTATTATAATATTAGCTGTTGATTCTATAGTGCTGGGCCATTTTCTTAAATTTAAAACTACATTGCCCTTAGTAGCCTCTAAGTCATTTACATTTACATACATCATTAAAACATTTTAATATTCATAAGTTATTATAAGAATAAGAAATATTATTTCCAACCACCCATTAAACCTTCTTTAAGAGAAAACTCATATTCTTTATTCATATTTTTTTCTTCCTCGCTCTTTTTAGGCATCTCACCATATTTCTTTTTACCAGTAATAGGATCTCTATAATAACCAAATGGCTGCAGTTCTGCTAACATTTCTTTTGGTTTAGCTATTTTACCCATCAAATCATCGTCCATCAATTCACATAAGCCCATGGCTATAACTAAATCCGAGGGTGTACGATTACCTCTGTCATACTCAATAAGCTGTTCTAATGCAAGATCAAACCACACGTTGTGACTGTTATCATCAATATACTCCTTAAGTTTACCGTCTTGGTAATCAATATATTGCGGTGATGGTGGGGTACCGAGCTGCGAGGACTGCGCCTTTGTAGGATCTGCATCCATATTATTTGCTGTGGCAATAGTTGGTCTTTTAATAAATCTGTGGTACTGCCCACGTGTTCTGAAGTGACCTACAATACCTATCTTAGCATACTCCAGATTTATCTTTGAGTTAAAGAACATTGATAGCTTTAATACATTCTCGTAATCGTCACGTACATCATCAGATCTATTATTATAGTAGGCAACGTATAAATTTGTAGTAGTATTAAATATCCCCCCATCTGGTATTCTTTTCTTAACTGCGGCAGCTAATTTGGAACCTTCTGTACCAGGTGCTGAATCAGCATTACCTTGATCAATACTGTCGAGCCCCATTATGTACAAGTCATTAAATATACTTCCTCGTTTATCTCTGTAAGGCTTCTCCTCACCTTCAAGTATATAAATGCTGCCAGCTTCATTTTCAATAAAATTGGCCCCTACATGTTTTCCATCTGCATCGTCAACATATTCAAGAGTCCCTTTTAACCACTTAGGCACACCCTCTTGCTTCAACATTATTTTAGTACGTTGAGCAGCAAGCAGTTCTGTGTTGAATATATTCTTACCATCTTTCTGGAATACTTCTTTAAGCTCCAGCGGGAATTCCTGGCACTCTTTTAAGAATGCTTCAGGATCATTTTCAATTAGCTTACGCTCCTCTACCATAGCCAATCTGGCTGTCTTAATATCAGGCACTCCCCACTCCTCCCATGTTGTAGCGTACTTCAACTGTGACGGTATAAATAATGCAGTCTTTCCTCCCCACTCATATGTAGGATATAAATTAAATGCATCTGGATCCATAAACATATGCTTAGCGTGGTCATTATTTACTGATCCACCCGTACCTGTATAGACTACAAATGCTTTCTTAATTTTACGCATAACAAGCCATGATCCCTTAGATTGACCTATAACTTCTTTTAATGAGCCTGGACCTGTAGATGGGAATGCAGCGAATTCCTCTATGTGTTGGAAATTAGGACGACGTCCTTTAGTTGCACCGGCACGGAAACCGTACACGATTTTTTTAAGGTCATTCTGCGACCCCTTCTTAGCTTTTTTACCTGTAGACAGGTCTGTTACTTCTTTATACGCAACTATATTTTTTTTAGAGTCTGTGTAGCGTTCTTGCCAGTAACCGGAGTAGAGCTCCTCTATCTCGTCTAATGTCTCTACAATCTTGTCCCATGCCTCTTCAGCATGATCCTCTGATGTTGCAGATGATATAAGATCTTGTTTATCATGTAAAATGTAGTACCACATCATTATCGATGTAGTAAAGTAAGATTTACCAATACCACGCCCCGACATTAAAGCCACATATTTACGTTGCTTGTATGCTGCCCACATGATATCGAACACATACCTATCAACATTCGAATATGTTGGGTGGTTTATATCTGTCTCTTCCTCGAGATACCCACCTTCGCCATCTGGCACTGGAACTGGGAATATATAAATAATCATCCAGAACACATAAAATGGATTATAGTATTCCCCTTCGATGGTCACACCATTCTTACATGCATAGTCTACTTTTTGGTAATAGTCAAGCATCTCAAGTGAATCTGGGTGAACATCGGGCGGAGTACGCATATTCTCAAACCACTTTGGTATTGGTCTAAATACAAGGTAATCAAGCATACGTATTTCCTCATCACCAGTAACTATGCCTGGTAATCTGTGTGATGCATTTGTGACGTCATGTACGTCATTAAATATTCTCCCATCAGCCCTGTATTCTAGGAATGGAACTTTTTTCTTGTCAAACGGGTCGTACGCGTTACGTGTACTAACCTTTAACGGTTTAACTGCTTTCTTTGCCATAACTATTTAACTTTTTTTATATAAAATACCACCGTATCTGAATTTATTAACTTTAATATTATTTTCAGTTTTATACATATCTAGTATTTTTTTATTCTCTATCGCTTTTGTAAAATCAAGTAACCCTTCTGGGTCATCAGACTTCTTAAATATATCAAACAGATTACCTGATCCTTTTAATTTTTCTATACGAGCCTGTACGGCTTTTGCATTCTCTGGGGTAAATGCATTAACACCGTTAGGAGTGTACTCATATATAGTATGACCCACACCTGCTATAGGGTAACGTCTTCTACTTGCGTGGTACTTTGCCAATTCCTCTAAAGATAAATCCTTCCCGTTTTTAACCAGTTTACCAAATTTTTCTTCCAACTGCTTATTTGCTGCCCTAGCTATAGTAGCTTTAGATGCTTTTTCTACGTGAGTCAATCCATAATGAGAATACATAAAACGTGTATTTTGTGGACTAAGTGTAGTTAATATCTCATTATATGTTCCAGTCTGCCCGTTAAGTGCAGCCATTAATGATGTAGTTGCACCTCGGTCATGCACATGACTTGACGATTTACCTATACCTATACCCGTAACAGCTGTTCTATGTTCGTTGTTTGGTAGCGCAAAATAATCTGACGCATCTCTATTAACTGTAGGTGATCCGATATCTCTAGGATAGAAACCCCTAAAATCTTTATTAGTAGGATAACTTTTTAGCATAAAATTACCTGGATCTCTGTTAGCAAGACTACCAAGATCATCGTTTTTAAATGTCATTTCATTAGCATGCAAACGTCTTCTCCTTGCGTACGTAGAAAATTCCACAGGTGATCCTACTTTAGCATTTCTTTCCCATGCCTTTATAATAGCATTAGGCGATAAGTCTAATTCTGTAAAAGCCCCAAGTACAGATAATATATCTGTATTATGATACAGGTCATCTCCATTTGTTAATACATCTATCTCTCCGCTAGCAACTTTATCGTCAAATATTTTTGCGTTCTTAGTGTGTTTTGCATTATGTTTTGTGAACTGTATCATTCTAGTCAACTCGTGTTGAGCATCTTCTCTTTCTAATGGATCTGCTATTTTATTTATAGTCTCAAGCATCTCCTCTATCTTAGCATCGCCTTCAAACGTTTTAACGTCTTCCGGAAGGATTTTTTGCGTAGCCTTAGCCTGCTCCCCTAATCGCTCAGCACCTTCTCTAGATAATTCCGATGTGTGTATCTTTTTACCCGTCTTTCCATAAATAAAGTTACCTCTACCTTTATCGACCATAGGGAATTCTCTATCAAGTATGACTTTATTTGGTCTATTACTCTTAGGAGGAAGTTTGGTTATACCCACCTTTCTAGAAGCTGGTCTCTTACCTGTAGCAGCTCCAGTGTATCGTTCAACTCCAAGCTTGTCTACACGAGCTTTTACTTCAGGTGATAATCCATACAGATAATCTTTCGGTAAATCATCTCCATAGTCTTCTCTTTTTCGTATTATATTTTTTATATACTCAATAACGTGCCCTGGTTCATGTGTATAATCTTCTTTTGTCAAAGATTTCATTACTTTCTCTGTAGGGAAAATGTTATATTCTCCAAGCATTGTATTATGTATTCCAAACCCTTTATCACCCTCTACTACCTTAGTATTGTCATCATATAATTGCCCTTCTAAATGTCCTTTAACTGCGTTCTCGTCATTTCTAGCTAAGAAGTTTGTATATTTATTATACCCAGGTTTAGACTCTGTATACATTAAAGCTGAACTTCTTCGGACTAAATCATTTTTAGAAAAGTCGTCTAAATTATTATAGTTAATAGTAGCTTCTGAACGCATATTCATATCGTCCCACTTGGTTTTAAAATCTGTACGCACCCCACGTTCCTCAGGCGTACCACCCAGTTTACCATACATTTTATTTTTAAACTGGTCCTGTTTTCTATACAAAAGTTTGCTAGCTTTACCTGCTTTTTTACTTTCTGTTATTAAACCAGACTTCTCACCCTGTAACAGTTTTACTATGTCATGTTCGTATATTGTCGCAGTAGGTATTTTACCTTTCTCACCACGCATTAAAGCTACTTTAGTTTTAAGTGGTAATTTATTATACCCCTCTAATAACCCAGTTTGTGCATTATATTTGTATTTATATGCGTCTGCTGTTCTGGCTGTTTCGAATGGTGAATTAGCTTTTTTATTACGGTCAAGTATGTTAAGTCTATTTTTTACTTGTGGGTTGTTAGCGTAGAACTCTGCTACTCCTAGCTCTCGCTTATTTATGAATTTGGTATAGCTAGCTTTTTTTGTAGCCGCAGTTTTACGCGACGGAATAATTATATCAAGTATTTTATCTTTCGCTGATTTTACACCAATTTTTTCATGTGCTAAACTGGTCTTTCCTTTGGATTTCATGTCAACACCGTACTTGAATATCGCGTCAAGCTCTTCTTTTTTCATTGTCCCCGCAATAGGTAAATCATCAATAGCAGCTCTTACATTTGAACCACTAAAGATATCGTCTATATTTTCCTGCCCCTTTAATATTCCTGGTGCATCTTTCATAGCTTTTATAACTGGCTTATGTGTGTTGGCTGCTAAACCCTCTGACAACTCCTTTATACCTGTCTTATACACTTTATTGTATGAGTATACATCTGGTAGCACTTTACTTGCGACACGCTCAGCTAATGAAGCCGTCTTAGGTAGTACTTTATACCCTTTCTTAACTACATTATTAACAAGTGTTTCACCTGCTCTCACTGTTTGTGCTGCTTTGCCGCCACCAAATAACATAGATGGGTCTGTTACCACATCTATACCTAAGTTACCTGCCATTTCCCACACATTGTCTCCGTGTCTAATACCGGTTTCTTTATCTACTGTACCAAAACCCCACTCATCAGACATAGTAGACATCTGACGCTTATCTTCTTTTCCAGTATATAATTCTCTTAATGATCTTGGCACAGCTAAAGAGTAGTCGTGTTTTTTACCTGTGGCGTGTCTATATCCTTCTGTTAACAATGTTGCTGGCGTACCCATCACCTCGATACCTGGTAATAAGTAATTTTCAGCCATTTTACCAACTGTAATATCATCTAGATATCCTTTTCTGTGCTCGTTACCCTCAGCGTCTATAGTACCCTCTTGCCCTGCTACCACATCTACATTTGGTAAGCGTCTTTCACTGGCTTTCTTCTGCTGGTTATATTTCTTACCACCATCATCGTTTTTACTTTTTACCACAGTACGTCTAGATTTAAATCCAGACTTGATTCGTTTAATATTGTCTTCACCCATTAAAACGTAAGAGCCGTCTTTCTGTACATCTACTTTTTCTGGTACTTTACCTGTGCTCTGAAACATTTGGTATTTCTTTTTATACAATATATTCATTTTATAGCATTCCTTTCTCTCTGAAACTCGTCTGCTTAGTACCTCCACGGTTTCTAGTATTAATACTTTGCCTCTTCATTGACGCTATCAACTTCTCCTTAACTTCGAGGATAGTAGGCAATTCTTTAATAGCTTTATTTATAATATCTATATTGGTTACAAATGATGTCACCCCTGTTGTGGGATGCATCTGCTCCATAATCTTTGGTTTTGTATCTCTAATAGTTTCTCTCAGCTGCTCCATCTTACGATTAAGCTCCTCGACAGCACGCTCCTCTTCATTTGATGATACCAACACATATGCATCTGCTGCCAACTCATACAACTCGAGTTCTTTTTTAGTGAATGGAGGCTCCGGATCCCTCGACTTCCATATTCTATAAATAACCTGCTCCTTTTTCATCTTACCATCTAAATCTCTGAAGGCATTTTCCTCATCGAGACTAAACATGTGGTAGATGTATAGAAACAGTTTGTCTAGTTTATCTTTTTTCTTAACTCCGTAGAACTCTTTGACATCCATGAACTCTCTAACTTGTACGAAGTTAACATTTATCATTAATCTATCATCTTTAAAATCTAATTTTATTGGCATAATTCATTATCATTTATCATTAAACATATTCTCATTTTCTTTTACAGCCTTTTTAGCATCGTCAAACTTTATATACATCCCCAACACTAATGATCCACATAGTATAATTAAATAATATATAACTGCAAGCAACCTCATAATTATTTTTTATATAACAATCCGCCTAGTTTATATCTAGACACAGCTTCTCCTTTCTGCCAATCTCCTTTTGTAAAATTACCAGTATTCCACATAGTAGCTGGTGTACCCTCAACCCTTTTACTTGCCCCTCTATATCTACTAGGATCAAGATTAACCATAGATTGCTGTATTAGTTCATCTGATAAAACATTATCGTAATCATTATTTTTTCTTGAGTAATTGGCTCTCATTATTTTGTCAGTCATATATCCTGGGCTCGTTTTTGGAGAGTATGAGTTTGTATTTCTGACACTCGAATATGGTGAACTAGCTTGAAAACCCCTTACCCTCTCAAGTATACTGTTATAAGTTGCACTCTTATTATTATTCAAAGCTGAAGCTTTAGGTAGAAAATGTCCTGTAACATTCTGCGCCTCAAAATTACCATTAAATTTATCAAATTTTGTATTAGCATTATACCTTGTCGCATATGCATTTCCGATATCATTATATTCAGACGTAGCATTACCTAACGAATCCTTTTTATAGAACCCGGCTTTACCTGCAAAATGCTGCACATTGTCCGCTCCCCAGTCCAGGTTTTCATCCTTCCAATTAACTGGTTCCCATGCTTTCACAATGGGGGTTCCTGTGGTTGGTGTTTTAGTTGGTGAGGGATTTCCTCCATTTAAATATTTTCTGTACACACTCATAATTATTTATCTTTTTATTTACTTAGTTTTGTATAGTATTCCTCCTAACCTAAATCCTGGTCCGTAGTACTTTGTTTTGCCTGTTCGTATATATTCCTCCAAAGGTTTCCATGCATGCCCCATACTTGTATGCGCTCTAATACGTTCTCCTGCGGGTTTGTAATAATTAGCTTTCTCAAAATCCTCGTCATTACCCTCAAACAATGTGCTTCTAACTCTTCCGTCTATCCAATTATCAAGATAAGCTCGTTCTCCATCACCTTCTATGTCTTTTCCGCGATACCCTCTGTCGTATCTCTTCTTTTTATTATTTTCCCAGTCACGTTTAAAATCCCCTCCATCGTACTTCAGGGATTCGTTTGCAAAATTACTTCGTAGGCCAGCATACGTATCGTCAGCTTTACGCATTCCATGTAACACATCAATAGCTATGTCTTGATCTTGTGTTTGTCTTTGGATTATATAAAATGCCATGAGTGCCAAGTTTAGGGTGCTTGGCTTTACAGTTATCATACGTGATATTTTTCTGGGTAGGACTGAAGTACTCTATGGAGCCCGCACCTGTTTTATCACGTGTAAATGTAGAGTCAGCTTTAATAGTCACCTCACCACCGTACTCAAGCGCTTCCAGGGCTTTGTATCTACTATATATATATCTTTTTTACGCTTACTTAGTACTGGTTGTAACATATTTAATCATCTATTTGCTCTAAATCCTTAGAATTAAATCTGTGTTCTTGTAACTTACCATCATTAGCAAACCATATACAACTTACTCCTAAGAATAAATTATCGCGTGTTGCCATTACTTTCAATTTTTCGATCTTTGACACCATCATTTTTGGTGCGTTAGGTAATTCTTTATTCAACTTAACTAACTGACCTGGTTTAAAATATACCTTGTCTTCCATCATCTTCTATTTATTTATTTATTATTAATATCACATTACTATAAGAAAAAATTTACTTTTTATAAAGTACCCCGCCTCCACGTAACTTTGGTGATGATGCATATAACTTCTCTAAAAATATTTTAGATACTCGTGCAAATTCCTTTTTAGACACATCGCCTTTTCTAAAGGCCTCCTTATCTTCTGGATGCATTAGCCTGTATAGATTTCTAATTATTTCGTGAGACGTTATATTTTTAAATTTTATATTGTATTTTTGTATAATTGGTTTCAAGTACTCAACTGCGCTTGATATCTGCTTCTCTGTCAGCGGTTTAGCCCCAGCATCACCCTCATCTGTATTACCTTGAAACTCTACACCTATAGAAAAATCATTAACACCCTCACGTCCGTTAAATACAGATTTACCAGCATGGAATGTTACTTGGTCTGGATCGGCTAAGCGTACTCTGGTACCATCAAATCCTATAAGTACATGTGCCCCGGTTTCTTTATCTCTTGTAGCTAACTCGTACACCGCATTAGTTAAATCATCGTCCATAAATGCTGTGTGGTGAAGTATTACAGCCGATGCCTCGTTTGTTATTGATCTGCCTTTTTCTGTAAATGACTTATCATTTTTATTTCTAACAGACATCGTAGGCACATAAAACTCATTAAAGTTATTACCTCTAGGACGTATTTTCTCTGGTGAATTCATTTCTAACAGTTTCTCTGCGTAATTACCACCAAATTTAGCTCTATAGAAATTCTGCATGTTTTTACTTTGGTATACTTTAGTCATATATCTATTGTACTCTGTGAGATCTACCTCAGGTGGAGAGTACATTACAGGCGCTGTATATTTAGGATTTGCTTTATATGTAGAGTTTTCTGGGCCAGCTGTAGAACTATTACCTCCAAGTGCTGATCCAAATATGTCAGTGGCTGCATTTGCTTCATTAGCTATATCTGTGTATGCTGAATTATCCTGTGAAGACATCCCTCCCATAATATTTTTATACCTAGCTTCCTCTGTGTTCTCAGGGGCACTTACTGACGCTACTTTACTATCATGTTGAGTATTTAACTGTTTAGCATGTTCAGCTATCACTGCATCTTTATAGTAGGGCTCTTGTCCATTAGACACCAACCACTTATCGTATTCGCCCCGCACATCCTCAGGCTGCTCAGTATATTTTATAGTTTTACTTTTCTCGGCTACCCGGACGTTTTGTACGTGTTGATCTTGTACTGGCTGTGCATCCTCGCTTTGTTGTGGTAACACCATCTTTTTAGCTGTTTTATTCGACATAACCACCTGGTTAGATGGTTGGTTGTATAATAATCCTTTTGGTGCCGATATAAATGGCGACAACTCAGACGTTGCCTCTTGCTCCTCTTTATCTACTGTAGCTGCCGCCCATGTTAAAGGTGAGTAGGTTTCCTCTATCTTTACCTCTTCTTCTGTTGGTACAGTTTTAGTACTCGCAGGCTGTGTGACAGTAGTAGGTATTTTGGGCTCTACTTTTTTTACAGCTGTTTTCCTCTTTACTAGGGGAGTCTTTTTTTGTTTGGTATTCTTAAGGGCTTCTCCCTCTTCTTTATACCTTGTATTATACTCTTTAAAATTCCATGTAAACACATCTTCACCAGAAGCTCTTGCTGACGCAAACGCCTCTTTAAAAGTATCTCCTCGCTGAGAACTAGAGGTACGCTTTTTAACGTCAAGTTTATTTAATCCATCACTCTTAGTAGGATCATCTATAGGCAACTTAATTTTGTCAATCATCTTTTATTATATTAATTGGTATGGGTTATCTCTATCGTACTCCTCGTCTTTAGAGCTGTCATACAGATCCCCATTAAATTTTCTATACTTTGCTTGTAACGTTCCAAACTTATCGACCCATATTTTCATATCATAACCGTCTACAAAGTCGTAGTCGTCTACAGTCATAACTATCAGTGTTTTCTTATATACCTTATTACCAAGACCACCCATTAACATTTTGTACAGTTCCATTTGAATACTGTAATGATAATAGTTACAATCCATTAGATGCTTAAACGGTCCTGACATCATTTTATACTTACGCGTACGAGAGTTATAAAAACTCTTTTTTTGTATGGGCTCCTTTAGAAATTTGTAATCAAAAATTCCGAATATAGTAGTAGGTATCCCCTTCACTTTAACTCTTTTTTTCATTAGTAAATCTACCTGCCCGGCTAGCCTCAGCCGTGTATTATATACCAACAGTTCAGTTTTTGACAGCTTCCACTTAGCCTTTTCCATAAGGTTGAGAGCTTTCTCTGCCTGACGCGCTTGAGGCTCTTCAGGTGTTTCGCCAAAATCCCAACCGTCATAAATAGACTCACAATAAGCATGAAGTTTAGACCCACGGTCACTTGCCACACGAGCTTTTTCAGCCCACTCAGCACGGAGTTCTTCAGCTGATATTTCCAGTCCATGCTTCTCAACATAGCGCTCACTAATTCCAACTGAGTCGAAGTGCTCTTTAAACCCAGCCAAAACACCAGTCGGCGATCTAAATCTGAATTTACTACTTGCAAAATCTATTAATTTATTGTTATTTATATCGTCTACGTGAAAGTATTTGTGATCATCTTCTATGAATACTACTTTCTTGTCTGGACTAACATTGTCCACTACAACACCCTCAACTGTAATTGAAGGTTTAAACTCCGGTACATACATACACTATAACTATTTTAAATTCTTATACAATATACCCCCCCCCCCGTTATGAAATCCTGGGGCATACTTACCATTCTTATTTTTAATATAATCTAGCACATCATTAAGCTGGTTATTTATTCTACCGTCTCTATAGTTAACATACTCAGCGTCTGGGCTCATATATTATATACTACCAAACCTGTGCGTTTCTCGGTAAAAGTATCGTCTGACTGTAAGAAAACACCGCGATCCCTTAATTTACTAAGTCCACCGTAGTCTAGTATAATTTTATTTACTTTATCACCTTGAACTTTTTTCTCGTTGGAGGATAGTTTTCTAAATGACGCCCCCCACTGAAATTTTCTGCGTATTAACCTCATTCTGTTTATTAGACTATAGTTTATTCAAATTAGTATAAGAAAAATAAATGAGGCTTCAAAATCATTTCTCTGCTATAAGCATATAAATCGGGGTTGTATCCTCTAAAGCCCCTACCTTTCTTACAAAAACGCGCTTAGCATATAAGTCCTTAAATTTCGTAAGTGTAGATTCAAATCTATTAGCTACTATTTCTATAATGTAGTTTGAGCCCACTTCCTCCATTATTGTATTATTTATAAATGTTTTTGGTCCTGCTAATATTACCCCAGCATGACATGTGTCATAACCTATACCATTGTAATACACGTAACCGAGCATATTGAGAATTTTACGTCCTAAGGTATATTGATAATAGTCTATTTTACGTAGCTGGTTCAGTACGGCTACAGCTGGTATATGTACATCTATGTGTTCATATAGATTATGAGGAGAATAGAACGCTATGTCCTGCTTTTCTAGCGAGTCGATAAACGGCTTTATTTTACCACCGTAGCGGAACCACTCTGTGTGGCCATCGGCGTAGGCAGGGTTTGGATGTGATTTTAAGCGTTCACTATTATACTCCCCATGTAGATCCCCCTCGATATCTTTATGGAAAACATGTATTGGTACAACTTTGCCTGGTCGACATAATTGTCTGAAACGTGCACGAGGATTAATTGACTTTCCTATCTTATATAGATCTGTGTCGAGATCGTGCAATATATATGTATAAACTTTACTCATATCTTCTAAACTTTTTTAACTTTCTAAACTTTCTAGACTTTTATCTACTCTATCTAGTATATTCTCTGCATTTGTAAGGCGAGACTGCTTTATGTATTTCTCAGCCCTTAGTAATTCTAACTGATCGGCTAAATGATTCATCTGCAACTCTTCTAAACGTAATATGAGTCCTTGCTTCTTAGTCGACCCCTTACGTTTTGATTTATTATTTAATTTATACTTTACTTGCAACTGTGTCGACAGACGCTCTTCGGCTCTTTTACGTGCCGTGGATTTAAATTTATTACGTTTGTAATATTCTATAAAGTCCTTTACTACCATTTCTCGTAAATGGTCATAATCTATTGTAAGTACATTATCTTTATATGTCATCCACGGGGCATCTTCCACACCAACTAAAGATTGTATAGATTTACGCACTGATGATACTGGTACATTTGTAGATCTTGCTATTTGGGCCCCGGATACTTCAAGCTCTGAGAGAGCCCCGGCCTTTTCTAACGCCGCAAGCCTTAACAAAAATGCCTTTTGTGCCGTAGTTACAATTGGTGATATAAGAAATGCAAGAGGTACAGCTATGTAATCCTTTTTGATAGTAGTGCGTGTAGTATAGCCCCCGACCAATTTCTTAAGCATTCCTAGTGCTGTGAGCGAATCAAGTGCAGACTTTACAGATCTGTAATCTATGTTTATGTAATCGGCCAACGTTTCTGGTGTATCATTAAATAGTACACGCCTAGACTTTCTGTTATAATAATCTGTGACTATGTAACCATATACCACTATTTCCACATTTGTAAGTACTCGGTATCCTTCGTGAACCTTCTTTTGAACCTGTATCAGGTCAGTTACCTCCAAGGCAGCAAACTGGTAGTGGCCATAGTCAGTAGAATACCCCAAGCTCCCTTCAATCTTTAATTTCGCCATAATAATAATCTGTAATACTATATAATAAGAAATGTTTTTATTAATTACAAGGAACTACTACAAAAGGTAATATTATGATTTTTAAATGGTTCAAATATGAGCCAAAAAAAAGACACCTTTTGTAGTAAAAAAAGACACCTTTTGCAAAACCGTGTAACTAAAAAGACACCTTTTGTAGTAAAATGGGCGTATAAAAAGTATGAAAGTCCAATGTTTACTGTATGTGTAGAGCGTGTAATCTTCGTGTATTATAGAAGGGCTACTCTATTATTACACGTTACTCTGTGTAATATACTCGCTCAAGCGCCGCGACGGCTTGAACCAAAATTGTAATTCGTGTAACTATAAGCCCCAGGTCGTTTCTATATTCAAAAGCGAATAGTATACGAAAACACCAAATAATGAAAAAAAAATTATAGTGTTTGTCAGGCGCGGATGGTCCTTGTAATTTAGCCCCATCAAGTTTTCATTGGGGAATTAAAATAATAATTAAATAGTATAATATAAATTATAGAAAATTAAATAAAATGAAAAATTTAATTGTATTAACACAGTTTGCATTGTCAGCAGTAGTTGCTTATGGTGCTTTGTTCGGTCAACTTGAAACAGGTTTAGATAGAGCAACATTATTGATCATTGCCTTAGTGATGGCATTAACAGTAGGCATTATGTCTACTATAACACATGAGAAGGATGAGAAAGAGAACTAACAAGGTTACATACGTTAACCGTAATGAGGGTAAGACTTGTGCTCAACTTGAGCGCGAGTTGAGACGATTAAAGCAGGACATCGAATACAATAAGAGGATGTCTGATGCGTTCTATGAGCGTAGACAGCGTATAATAGATGGAGAAGCAGAAATAACAGCTGCGGATATTAAGGAGGATAACATAACACCAGAAGGGTACGCTATGTGTTTTGGTAAACTAATAAAAATAAATTAGTAATTTAACAGTGGGGTGCGCAATACATATCACGCACAATATTAATATGGAGTATAAAATATTAAATCCAAAAGGAGAGATGCTATCTTCTAAAACGTTCAACAGTATAACTGGCAGCGTAGATCACGCAAAAGAGTATATTGAAAATGCCATATCACATGACAATACAACATGGGACAACATATCAGAGTATCTGGTTGGATTCTTACTTGATAGTGTATCTTTTCATGCGGCAGTTGGTAAGACTGCACGAGTAGCAGCAATATCGAAGCTTATGGAAGACCATAATGATTTATTTGGTTTAATAGCTGAGTTACGTGGACTAGAACTTACCATAGAGATTAAGTACAGTGTGGTGTATGAAACTGCAGGACAAGAGATGCGTGTTATAGAAGTATTCGCATCAAATGCGTTTGAAATACACGGAAAAATCCCAGGTAACTGGAGAAGAATAATAGCTAGACAAGTTATATAAACTAAATGTGGGCTGCGCATACATTATCACGCAGATAAATTATGAATATACTATAGTATAAGTTAACCACCTTGGTTTGGGGAGATGCAGTTCAATTCTGCTAGTGGTTCTAGGGTCATGTTATTAATTCTAGCTGACAATCGTATGCTTTGCGAACATACTTGCTGAAGATAGTAGGCAAGTGATCGGGAGTATTAATACGTGACCACACCGAGATGTGTATAAACTATAGGGCACTTAAGCCTGTTTAGCATCAAGAAGTCCTTTGGTGTGTCGTGATCTAGGCATCTTTTATAATTATGGGTGTAAATACCAAGTTATCAAAAGCACAAGTTAAGGAGATTAACGGTGAAGTAGCTGCAAAGGCTGAAGATCGTAAGGTTCGTGAAGATATCCTTACTACTCAACTCATGGCTAAGAAATTAGCTACGCATGCCACTGAAGGGTTACTGCTTAGATTTGATGGTCAGAAGGACTATAAAGATAAGGATGGAAAGTTCCAGACCAAAATGTTGCGTTATAAGAATTTTTATACGGGTGAGTTCTATTCGTTCTCACTTAAGGAATTACTTAACAACTTTAAGGTTGCAGGTGAAACTGTTGCATCTACGCTTAAGTTCGATCAGGACAATATGTGGTCTTTACCAGGTCTTATATTTGTTGATAACGTAGTTCCTGCCATTGCTGGTAAGGAAGAGTATCCTCTTGTATCTTATAAGGGCTATACTCAGACGTTATTCACTAAGTATGCGGGTGAAGCGCTATCTAAGCAATTAGATAAGATTAAGGTTAAGAAGAACCTACGTCCTGATTCTAATCCGTTCCTTGACCAAGTGAACATAATAACAGATCCAACTAAAATACCAGTGTTGATCTAGGGTGATAGTAGTATAAGAAGTCTCGCATGTAATGTGTGAGGCTTTTTTAATGTCTACACTGCTCTACGACGCATACACTGCTGGACGACAATTGCACTTTTTACCGGTAGGTGGTGGTCATGTATCACGTTAAACCTACCCCTGTGTTCGCCGGTGCACGCTTAATTTATTTAATATCATAACGTTATGAAAATTTCTGTAAAAATGGATGCCATTGTTCGCGCAATGGACAAAAAAGTATTCAACAATGAAGTTGTTGAGGGTGATGAGGTTACAATCCTTAAACCAATGCCTTACGACAATAAAGATGCTGAAGGCAAGATTATATCAACCACATATAGCTTCATCTGTAAGTTAACTCGTGCTGATGGCACAAGTGAGATTGTATCTCTTCCTGGTAAAGTATTATTCTCTGCTCAAGTATTGAAGAGTACTGAAGGAGGTACAACTGAAGATATTCCTGCTAACTATGAGTCATTTATGTCTCGTATTGGTGGTGGTGAGACTGATGAAGGAGCAACAGTAGAGCTTGACGCGTTTACTAACTTCACAGTTAAACATGTTTCAGATATTCCTGAGACAAGAGCTAATGTGTTGGCTAAGTATGACATAATGAATGTGGCTGAAGACCGTCGTAAGATGTATGCATTGAGAGATTATGCTAGATTTGCTGAGCTTTTAAAGCTTAATAAGGGCAAGTATGATGCGTTATTAGACTACGATGCAATCTATGAGTCTGGACCAATCAGTGCATCTGTTACTCCTCTAAAGAATATTCAAATCGCACTATCGTAAACAGATAACATTAATAAGTAGCCTAAGAGATCACGCTTGGGCTACATTTAATACCTATTTACCACTCACTTAAGTACCATAAACACTCAGTAATTACAAATATAACACTAATAACCAGTTACTATTATGGTAGAACTAATTAATGCTCTTTTATCAGTTGGCGCTCTGATTTTTGGTATAATAGCAGTCTATTTTGTAATAAAAGCTCCAAATAAATCATAATTAACTCATAAACTATATTGTTATGAAAATATCAGTAAATTCAGATTTTAAATCAGCAGACGTTATAGTATCAGCGTCAATAACCTTATCAGTAGAAGAAGCTCGTGCATTGTATGTATTGACAGAAACTCCTACTAAAATAGCTCAAAATGGTAATATTACTGTCGACGAAGATGAAGCTAAAAAGAGAAATATACTTACTCGTGATTTCGTGCGTAGCATTGCTAAGAAAGTATTAATTACTTCTGGCAATATTACACCAATCACAGATATCATAGAAGATATCAAGAATGCATAACAAGCTTATAACCTATGTAACCCTAGCGCTAATGTTTGGCGCTGGGATTATATTAGGCACAATTAGTGCGTTACCCGGTAAAAATAAATCCATATCTGTATTACGCAGTCATGGTATTGTAGATACTAGTAAAGACTATTATACAGTTTATATGCCAAATAAAGAATATATTACTGAAGTAGAGTTTAAAGCTTTAGTAGTAATGTCTGATATGTGTTCGAGAGTAATTGTACACTACCTAAGAAATATTAATGAACACACTAGATAGATTAAATCGTCGACACATCAGTTGACGTTTAAATAGGGTCTCAACGCGAGATAGACTCCGTACTACGCATGTTAAGCTTAACGGCATGCAGGTAGGTAACAGAAAAGTGCGAGTACAGAGGTTGTGCCTACTCTGACTTTTAATGCAGTGAGCACTACGAACCGAGATGTTTTAAAACTAATGTTAATTATTAGTACAATTAAAAAGTCCTAGGCTCCTAGGCAAGGGTGGTTGTAATGGGATAATAGATGGATATCAAGTAAGTATAAAGGTCAGTCCGAACTTGATTATAATTCTACTATTCTGTTGCCACAATGACCCACACGCTATCTATGACTGGCAATACGTGAACTCTCTTCGAGTGAGCGGCATGTAATCTCCATTCTAAAGGAGAAATGTGTGAAAAGAAGCGTGACACCTTAGCGGGTGCACTTATGACTGTAAATCAATCAGGGTACACAAGGGGGGAGTTAGCATAGCTGTAATGTGCTAGGCAGATCGCCAGAGAAAAGAGTTCGTAGCTCTTACTCCTCACAATGATTTTGTGGATTTTCCCTGAGATAACTTCAAAGGGTTTCCACAGAGCAGTATTAAAAACTTAATAAGAGTAGTTCTGATCTTATAATTTTTCATTAATAAATGAATAGTTTTTGGGTTTAATAGTTTTAGGTTTTATTAAGTTCCTAGTAATATTAAAAATATAGCAAGAGTAGTTCTTATAAGCTAAGTGAATTTTTTGAACATTTTTTACTTAACAACAAATGTAATTTTCATCGATACAATTGTAGAGGTTTTTACTATATTCCTCACTTAATTATTAATTAATCCATAATTACAATGAGAACAGGATTAAAGAGAGTACTAGCAGGTACCTTCACCTTAGCTGCACTATCATTTATACTACCAATCAGTTGGATTATAATGATAGTATTTGGTTTAACACTGTGGGGCGCTTACTGTCTTTCAGACATAATGTAAGATTTTATTAGGATCCCAGATGACGTTATGTTGGTAGCGTGCGTCATCTACTAACATACCTAAAGTGACAGGTATAAAAATAAAGTTGCAGAAACTTATCACACGAGTGATATAATACTAAAGTTTATCTAGTCGAGGTTTTTATATAGTATTATAATTTTAAATTAAATAGTTATGGTTATAAGTGAGAAATTAGATTTTAATGAAAGAGGCATTTATATGCCTAGAAACAGATCGTTAGATCTCAGATTAAAGAAAGAAATCAATAAGCATTTCATTTCTATAGGATTTCCCTCGTATAAATTTGTACGTGCTGAAACATCTAAAAATAGAGTTAAACTAATCTATAAAATATATAATTAATTATGGGTACATCTGAATGGATTCCAGAAACACACTTAGAAGCTGTTATGAATGGCGAACTTGGTAAAGGAACTACACATCTTAATATAGATGTAAAAACCACAGATACTGTGTTGCAAAACGCTTTAGCTTTAAGTGCTACTGAACCGTGGTTTAAGACAATTGAGAAAGAAAATAAAAAAGAATATTCATTAGATTTTAAATTTAATGATGGTACAACTCTAAACATTTTATTAGCTAAAGTTTAGTAAATTTAAGATATAAATGCTGGTTTAGTCGTTAGCCTCAAGACTCAAAATCGAGGCTTTCATATTATCTAATATTAAATTGATTACGATGACAATAAAAGATTTATACAATAAAGATTATGCTGTTACACGAGTTGAAACAGGGATTTCAGGAAAAGGTTCAACTGTAATATCGGTTGGTGTTATATTCAGAACCGAGATTGAAACTTATGCCGATGGACGTGATAATGTTACTGAAGATGAGCTTGTGAAATTATTTGGTAAGAAAGTGGTTATTGTTGATGATATTAATTCTGGGAACGTATTAATATCTGAGCTTGTAGGTAGTAATACTACTACGGCCACTATTATTAAAGGGTATTCATTTAGGCAAGTTAAAAATGATTTAAGTCAGTTTATATATTTCTTTTTAAAGAATGCTTTAGCAAAACATGTTGGGAATGATAATGACGGGATAGTAGCTAAAAAAATGATTGCGGGTGTTATTCAATCACTTGAATTATCTTTGATGCTTAATGGTTTAGATATTAACTAAAATAAAATACATTAGCCTCTAATATAATAATTGAGACTACTTTATTTACCATCAATTAATCATAAAAATTAAAAATAGAGATTTAAGAACTCGCTATTTAATCAGAAAAGGGCTGACATACAGGTTGGCTCTTTTTATTTTGGCTCTGAGAGCATTAGATGCAGCGATGTATCCTTAATAACTAAAATTATATTAACTTAAATTAAATCGTTATGTTACAACAAGCAATGAAATTATCAGATGGTAACCCAGGTGCTGCAATGTTTATTATGGAATTATTAAATTTCGACAGTCCTATGCTGCAATTAAGAGTCCTTAAGACACTAGAAGACATTAAAACATTAAGAGGAACTAATCTGTGTGTGTTGTATTCAGACTTAGCAGGTAAAGATCTGCGTAAAGTTGAGGAAATATGCGAAAAAGTACCTTTAAACGTATTAGAAGATGCTTGTAGTCGTCAAGATTATTCAGGTATTGCTTTAATTAAACCCTACTTAGATAAATAAAAATAAGAAATTTTTCATTTAGCTTTAATTATATATTAAATTATTAATATGAATTCAGTGTATTTTGTAAATTTAGAGTTTCGAAGAGGGAGTGAAAAAAAGAATATTATGGTAGATGTATGTGGTACAAAAGAACTTACTAATAACGCAGTTATTAAACTACAGCCAAAATATTCTACTGGTCCACTTAAAGTGGAGAAGGTTGAATTAAATAAAACCTTTAAATATGAAAATATTAAGTAGATGTACACGTAGAATATTAGATAATGCTATACGTGATGAAAATACTGAGTTAATTGTACTTAAAGATGACCTTAGAAGAGCTCAAAATGAGCGTAATAAATTAGGTGATAAAAGTTATGTATTAGATCCAGTAGTTAAAAATAAAGAAGCCTGTATAAAACGTAGTGATACAGTTATACAGGAACTAACTCAAATTTTAAATAGTCATGGCAAAAGACAATTCGAGGGCTAATATAGGTTCAATACAATCGCAAACTAAAGATTTTGATAAAAGATATAATGGTAAAGTATCTAAAAGATATCTATTTGATAAAGGACTTGATTGGTATAATTACCCTTTAACAGGTAAAGCACCAGTTTAAAAATACAATTTCTTAACTTGGGGCCAGTACGTTAGATTACGCTGGTCCACTGAGAATATAAAACTTTAAATTAAATTATTTCAAATAAATTGAGAATGAAAGCAATTGAATGTAAAACGATGCAGGACATCGCAGAAGATGGAGTTTCTTTTGTAGATGCAGATTTTAATAACAATGAGGAGGGTTCTATTATTTTTAATATTAAATTTTTATCTAAAAAGGATATTCAAATAATTGAAGATTCTGGTGTTGAGTTATTTACAACGGAAGATGCACTAAAAACCAATATGTTAGGTAATTTTATTATTAAAGTGACTTCTACAGGAGGATTTTTATTAGTAAATAAATCTGAGGCTTTAGTGTTATCAACTATAAAGTTGGACACATTAAATTTAGTTATGGGTATGGTTGAAAATTTTAAACAATTCTTACTTGATAATAAAACTGAGGGTATGCTCGAGTCTGTTGAATTTATTTTAGGTTTGTTAACGAATCTAAAGAAACATCTAGAGTTGAAGTTTCTTATGGATATGGTGTGTAATAAAATTAGTAATTAAAAGTGTTTTAAGATGGAAAAAAATAACATATTATTAGATGTACTCCAGGTAGTTGTTACTGCGGGGTTAATGGCTGCAGGAGCTTGGAGCATATATTTATTAACTAAAATTAATTTTTAAGTTATGGGTGATTCAATAACACCAGATAGAAAACCAATAGCATTGGTTATAGATCATAATCAGTCGACGTTACTTGGTTTTGCTCTAACATTAATGCCGGATGAAATTCCGATGGATAAACTTATAGCTATGAGCTCAGATTCTGAAAACAAATTAGGGTCTATGTTAGGTCTAGCTTTTATGATGCTTATTAAGATGAGCGACAAAGAAGAAAAAGCTAAGTTAACAGAAGCATTAAAAGAACATAAGGATTATACTAATTCCACAATAGTAGTTAACAATGCTACTGCTTCGGGTAACTTTGTATCTAAAAAAGTGTTTAAAGATGTACTTGATCTTGCTATGAAAACGCATCGTAAGATGTATGATTATGGTATAAGTGGAGAAGATGTTATGTTGGATGATTTACCAGTTTTCAATACGTTGGTAAATGCCCACAAATTATTACAATAAAGGTTAAATTATTTTATTATGAGTAAGAAAGTTGTAGAAGTACTTGTAGCTGAGATAGCTAATATTGATGCTAACATATATAAAATGTTAATTGAACGCGCTGATCTTAAAGTAGGTGCAGAATTATTTGAGCCAGATATTATCATTGATGAAGCTAGGCTTATACGTGGCCCAGGCTCTAAAACACATAAAACTAAAAAAGTTAGTGTAGAAACTATTATAAAAGGGAAAAATGCTAACAAAATAGTCAGAAGAGCTAGGAAGAAAACTGCTCGCTTAGCTATTGCTGGATCTATTTTATTTAGTGAAAGAATAGAAAATACCGATTCTGCTCGCTTAGTTCAAAAATCTTTCTTACAGCATTTAGTTTCTACTGGATATATAAAACCTGCAGGCAACTTCTATTTAACTATAGATGCTGGTAAAAAGTATATGAGAACTTATGCTAATACAGGCATCAAGTTTTATACTGATACATTTGACGAGTTAATTAAAGAATGTGGATTTAAGTTCACAAGAAAGAAGGAATTAGCTTAGTGGGAGGCTCAATAGATGTTGACAAACACATCTGGGAAGGATGGACTGTCGGAGATTTCATAGAAGATTTAGAACCTGTTTTAGACCTTATAATTAGTGGAGGAAGCTACATAAAGATAAGAAATAAACAAGAGCTTAGGGAGTGGTGTACGAATAATCAGCCATATTATAAGAAACATATTCCAGAGGTTGTTGAGTATTTTGTAGATAAATTTGGTATTATAGATTAAATTTTTATATTTACAATATTCCAATTAAAGAACGCTGAATAGGGCGTAATCTATCGTCGAGGGCGTAGACACACATTAAAACGCTAATAATCAAAGGAAAATAAGTCGAGTGGTGTATACTCGCTATAAAGTACAGAGACCGTTAAGTGGGCTCTGTTAGCACATTGATTATTATTTAATTTAAAATTAAATTATATGGCAAAGAAGAAAGAAAGAGAATTCTCTTCTATGAGAGATAAGGAGCTTAGTAAAAAAAAAGAGCTAAGCGTACAGATATAAGAGATTTATTAGGTTGGTACGATTACCCGTGTTTAGGTGGAAATAAACGTGCAGGAAATTATGTGACACCTATTACGTCAGGAAATAAAGAGAAAAAGAATGTTTTAAATTATGTATTTTAAATTGAGTATGAAAAAACTACTGGTGTTAATTATATTATTACACACTTTAGGGAGTTGCACTAAAGTAGAGTATATAAAAGATGAACGCCCTTTAAAAGAATATGAATATGAAGAAAAAGATGTTTCAACTACATATTCTCCATATGCCTATCTAAAAGTATTAAAGGTTGAAAAAAATTATAAATATATAAAAATAAGTGTAAAATGTTCTAACCTTCTTTCTTCTTATATACATATAAGAGTATCGCAACTATACACAGAAACAGGTGAAGTTTTTTATATGTATAATAATATAATGTATTATCCTAATGTTAGACCTGGTATGACTTTTAATATTCGTCAAAGTAATAATGCATTAGATGAATTTATACTCACACTAGATTATGTATACAATTCTTTTGAAGAAATTAATATAAACATATCTCAAAAAAGGGGGATTTATTCATATAGAACCAGTTCTGCATTAATAAATAGTATTTAAAATTTAATATATCGTTTGAGTTCAATTTGAACTGTATCAAACACGCGGGTTCGATTCCCGCTACCTCCACTAATAATTTAAAATCATGGGGGTAACCAGGTATCGACTTGGTACGAAGTAGAAGTAGACGAGATGTATTGAGGTGAATCCGACAATAAACGGAAAGAAAACAGCAAAAGTAATCAACTTTGTAGATGACACTAGAGTGTTAGCTGCGGCTTAATCAGCCTATGATTGCGCGTTAGGTGAGAGCCCTAACGTTCTTGATTTTAAAGGCTCACCCTATGTGGTGGGTCTTTTTTTATTTTAAATTAAACCATATAAATTATATAGTTATGTGTGCAATATTTGTAATAATTTTAGTATTATTTGGGTTTATATACGTATATAGATGCAAAACAACTTTTTATAAAGAGGTGGCAGCTTTTGAACATCAATTAAAGATGAAAGAATATGTTATTCAAAAGCTTAAAGATAATAAGTAGTCCTGGCTTGAGCAGGTATGAGGTTTAAGTTCTTAAAAATATATTAAGTGAATATGGTAAAACTAATAGGTTAGGTATTTACGTGATGTTTACTTACAGTAATACTGATAAAATAAAAGGCTTAATATATTTATTTTAAATTACATTAAAAAAAAAGAGAATGACTAAAGAAGAAATAAATGAAATGAATGGAGACTTATTGATAGTTTTCCAAGCATTCAAGGATATTAGAAAGATTCTTATTAAATGGAATATTGGAATAGAAGATGCTTTACTTATATTTCGTTTAAAAAGTTTCAACGCTAAATGGATTGGATTTCGTTATGCCCCAATTATATTAAAAAGATTAGCTACAATTAAAGAAAGGTTCAATCTTACTTTAGCACAACGCAGAATATTACGTGATGCTATTGAATTTCATAATCCTCAAAAGAAAACTGAGGCTATTAGTATTAAAATACCAGTAGGTGAGAAAAGAAGTGTAGTCAAAAGAATAATGGGCACATTCAGTTAATAATATAAAGTCAAGTCAGCGTCGAGGATGAAATCTAAACTTTGATGCCGGGATAATGATATTCCTTTTAGGTCTGCAGACTAAGAGGTGAGTAAGTATTTATATAATAGGGTTTTGAGTAGGGTACCTATCACTCCTAATCTAACGTATAACGTTAGCTTTGAAGTTAGCTCCGACTTGACTTTTAATATTTTATATTATAGTAAAAATAGTAATAGAAATAAATGAATGCAGTCAATGTCCTCATGTTACTGTAACTCCTTACCCGACTGGTGATAGCTGGGAAAGAGCAGAAAACTGGCATTGTAAAATTAAAACGGATAAGAATACCGGTAAAAATAAGAAAATTGTTGGGTATATTGAAGCGTTTGATAAAACAGAGATACCAGAATGGTATCCAATAAAAGTTAAATAATATTATTATGGTAACATTAAAAATGGTATCTGATTTTATAAATAATGAACTTAAAATAGATATAAGTAATAAAAGTAGGCATAATCCTTTACCACAATATAGAAAGTTTTACTATGCTATGGTTTATAAATATGTCACTATTGAATTTACTAAGCAAGAAATCGGTTGGCACATCAATAGAAAATCTTCTACGGTATTACAGCAATTAATAAGATTTAATGATATTTGTGACGTTGATAAGTCCTATAAAGCTGAATACGATGCTGTGTGCTTTAGATTTGAAATGTATACTCTCAAAAGAATGTTGGACCAAAGAAGGGAGGCTGTAAAACTTGAAGCTTTACTAGAATCTTCATTTGATACTGCTATGATTGAAGGTATTGCAAATCAATTAATTAAAATAATTAAATCTAAATAATTATGGGATTCAGAAAGCGTATTAAATTGAAACTTTCTATAATGCTTGATCGTAAATTGAAAGTTCGTATAAGACCACGTACAGATGCTGATATTATATTAGATCAGATGCAATTAAGACAAGAAATTAATCAATTAAACAGTGAAAATTAAAATAAAATGGAAAAGTTGACAGATATATTGGCGGATGTATTACTGATGCTAAAAGATGGTATGAGCTTAGCAGCGGATCAAATACCTACATTAATTCAAGATTTCATAAGTTGGGGGATCGTAAAGGAAAGTACGCATGTTATAATTTGGTTGGTTGTAATTATAACTTTAAAGATAGTAGCTAATAAATTTGATAAATATAGTTTAACTTATAGAGATATAGTTGAAAAATTAACTGCGGAAGAAGAGAAAGAAGGTTACTATAATAGATACGGATACCTTAAAGAGGCTAGAGAAGAAGCTACTGGTTTTACTATTGCAAAATATGTGGTATATGCAGCTTTATTTTTCGCTACCCTTCTCTTAATAGGAGAGTTAATGGATGTTATTAAGATTTTAGTAGCGCCCAGAATTTATCTTATTGAGGAAATTACTAATTTATTAAAACCAGCAGTAAAATAATAAAGAGATTTATATTATTAATCATGATTGCTGCAGGATTTAGCAGTTGTGGACCTAAAGTTTAGATGGCTAACGAATATAAATTGGTAACTGTAAATAAAAAAGTTATTGATTTAGGGTATTTTAGTGATATAAAAGATGCAATCAAGGTTAGAAAAGATGCAGAAATATCTAACAATAGAAAACCATTAAATAAAAATAATTAAAACATAATCCCTCTTAGAAATCTTACACTGTCGAGGAATTCGACGCCTGATTTTGGTTCTGGAAGAATTTTAGAGGGGTTTATAATATTTTAACTTATGACAATAGGAGAAATAACGATTATACTAGTACATACAATATTTATAGTAGCTTTTATAGCTTTAAAAACTGAAGACGTACCTAGAGAATACGCAGGTCTTGCTTTTGCATCTACATTAATAACAACAGCAGTATTACTTTTTTATGTCTTTGTGTTATTAGATAATTGGAATACTCAAATATTTTAAATTATGACAGGTTTTAGCATATTAATTATTTTGATGCATCTTGCATATATATAGTGACAACACTTCTAGATATACTAGTTGGTGAAGTGAGTGACACTTTAATAAAAACATTAAGATATTTAGTAATATCTTTTTGGATTACATTTCTACTTATTAATTGGAATACTAATTTTGGGTAAATTATGGATATTAAAGAACTTGAGGTATTTAACTTTACTAATAATGAATATAAGGAGTTTGAGAATAATGGTAATACGTACTTATTGAATCAGCACCCTTATTTAGACATTGTACTAACTGACCACTGTAATCAAAATTGTAGTTTTTGTATAGCTGATTTGATTCATCATAAATTAAATGCAGATTTAATCATCTTTAAAAAAAAAGTTGAATTTGCTATAAATAACATGAATATTGATGAGGTTTTATTACTTGGAGGAGAACCTACTGTTAGTAATGTTCTTATTCCTATTATAAAATACCTTAAAACCTTACCTCTTAAAAAGATAATCATGACCACAAACGGTATAAGATTAGCGAGAGATGAAAAGTATCGAGAAAAAGTATTTTCTAGTGGATTAACACATGTTAATATTTCATTTATGAATATTGAACCTGTTAAACAAGGCGAAATTACTGATAATGTATTACCATTAACATTATATGACCTTGCATTAATATATGAAACAGCCAAAAAGAATAAAGTTACTATAAGAATAAATAATAATATTTTTATAGATAATAATGATACTGTTAATGCTATGCTTAATTTTTATAATACAGTTAAACCTTATTGTGATCAAGTTAAATTTAGCCCTTTATTTGCTGTTGATAATTTTAGCGTTGTTAATGTTAAAACAAATTGGGTTAAAGAACATATATTAACTGATGGGTATGTTGATGCTTTATTTACTGCCTTTGAATCAACTATGCGATCTAAAGTGTTAATTTTAGAAAATCCAATGCAATTTGGTTTCGTAAAAAATACCTTAATACCTTTAAAAATACCTATCATTATGAATTGGAATTTTGGGAAGTATACAGGTATGATGGATAAAGTTGTTAAAGAAAAGAAGATTAATAATATTAAATTACTTCCTAATAATGAGCTGTCTTTGTCTTGGAACAGAGAAGACGAGAAGTATTTTATAAAAACTGATTGATTGTGAAGAAATTGATGTTGATTTGTTTAATGTTATCTGTATTCATGATGGCACAACCTAAAATACCATCTCCACCTCGAGAAAAAAGAACTCAAAGTTTTGGTGGTGGTTGTTGGTGTTGTGAAAATTTAGGTGTAGAAGCATGCTGTAACAGATGTGCTAGTGCCCCTATTGACGCTGTTTTGCCTGTATTAGCTTTTACTGGCTTAGCTTTGGAAGTATTCATCTATAAAAAGAGATCTCATGGGACATTTAAATAAACAAGATAGGCATGTAAAACGTGCGCTAGCTCTTGATAGGGCCATGACTAAAGTGCAAGATAAAATCTATGCTCTTGGATGGGATAAGCTTGATAAACCTATTGCTCATGGATGGGAAACGCAGTGGAAGCTACGTGAAGACGTTGCCAGACGCGCAGATTCTTGGCAAATGCAAATGGCTCTAGATGTTGCTAAAATGACCCCTAAGCACTGTGACAATAAGAAGTGTTTCAAGGAATATAAACATAGTGAAATGAGATATATTTCACCAGAATACAAAATTGTTGTTAAGTCTAAAAAAGGCGTTAAAGTATTAATTACCCCTGGCACTAGACGAATTCATAAACATGAGTATGATAAATTACATATACAAGCTCAAAAATGGTTCACTGAAATAACTGAGGTTAATCCTTGGGGAGGTAGAGAATATAAGATATACATACTCAGACTTTCATTTGAATTAGTGCCGGATATCTCTAGATGTTATATCACTCATAGACAAGTTATTGATCCTGTTTTAGAGCAAGAATATGATGAACTGTCAGATGAGTTTGATAAATATATAAATGATGGTACTATGTCGTCACGTTGGTCTCACTCAACTAATAATTTTAGAGCTAAGCGTGAAAGAGCTAGATGGCGTAATGCTAAAACTGAAATATTAATGGGTAAAGATCCTGACGATTTAGAATTTGTGCCGAGACTTAAACGTGGTTGGGACGATTGGGTATAATATGGAATATCTAATAAATTATATACAGAATTTAACTTTCTTAGGTGTAATTGGTTGGTTAATAATATTTTCTATACTAGGTGATTGGATTTTAGACATAATAAAAGCACTTAAAAAATGAATATAACAAACTTATTTGAGGAAACAGTAGAATTAATTGAGCTTGGTATATTTGTGAATTTACTTGCATCCATACTTGTAGGTTTAATAGTTTACGCAATTATAGAACATAAAGTTAAGAAACTTATAGAAAAATGCCAAAAGTAAAATGGGAATATGGTCCACAGAAGGGAGATTCTATGGATACAGTAACAATAGAGAAAACGTGGGTTGAGGTTTATGATAATTTTAATAAAACCCATACTTTTCTGGTGTCAGCGATAGTCGCTGATTATATTGAGAAACTTGAAAATCAAATTGATAATCATGATAATACTTAATGGAGTAGAGTACAAAGGAGACAATGTTACTACCCAAGGTGGTAGGGTGTTTGTTGATGGAAAAGAAGCTATACCTATTAAAGAGCATGGTAAATTTGTAGTAAATATAGCTGGAGATATTAAAACTCTCAATGCACACAGTGCCGGGGAAATTAATATAACAGGTAATGTAGCTGAAATTGAATCGCGTAGCAGCAGGATCAATATTCAGGGAAATATTAATGGTAATATTGAGACTAGATCAGGTAAAGTATCATGCTGGAACATATCTGGAGGTGTTAAAACTACTTCTGGTAAAGTTGTATGCGAAGAGTTAGTTGGTCCAGCAGAGACAATATCAGGAGATATAAAATGTAATTGATATGAGAAAATGGATTAAAGTATTATTTGCCATCACAGTGTGGTATTTAGTTGGAACTTTTTATTTTTTGTCATTTAATATAGTCAATTGGTCCTCGGGAGGTAGATTTTTAATAGTATCATTTATGCTAATTTCATCTATTGTAGTATATTTTACAGCTTTATTTGATGACACAATTAAAACGGAAGAATATAGAAATATGCATCAGTGTAAATTTGATTATCTGTCCAAAGTTTAGGTAAGTTTTTACCACATTTTGGGCAGCCATGTATTACTTTTGTACGTAGATGAGTTATAGTTTTTTGTTTAAATTCATCGTGAATAGGACAAATTATAGTGACTGGAGTTTTTCCATTTATATAATTTACTTTAGAATAATCAAATTTATCTCTACACTTAAAATTAGCATGTTTAATAAACCAATCATTTTTATCTAATGCTGTATGTACTGATGGTTTTCTTCCACGGTCCTTTCGTAGCATATCTCTAGGAGAAGCTAAATATTTAATATATAAAGAATCCTTTATTAGTAATTTTATATCGTTTTTAGTGTAGATTTCTAGTACAGTAATATCTGGATATATTAAGGATAATTCAAATATAAATTCTTCATGTGATTTGTATGCTGACATAACTAGATTTTAATATAATATACAAAATAAATAATTAATAACCCATTAATATTAAAGCTAATGGCTATAAAAATTAAGGATAAAAATAAGCTCTTTTTCGTTTCAGATTGTCATTTTGGTCACTTTAATATTATTAGACTTGCTCAACGCATGGATAATACTATTATTGAGCCTGATGTTGCAGGAGCTAGGGGAACAGCAAGTACTCCAATAGAATTTAAAAGTGCGGATGCTATGAATGATGAGATTATTCGTAGATGGAATCAGATTGTACCTGCAGATGCAGTAGTAATAGATCTTGGTGACTTTATGTTTAAGTTACCTATGAAAAAAGCTGCACCTATTCTTAAGAGATTGAACTTTAAGGAGATTCATTTTATTAAAGGTAATCACGGTAGAAATTATTATAAAGAATTCGAAAATGTTGGACGCAAAGTTGTAGTGCATGATAGAGATATTGTACACATAATTGTTGACGATGACGAATTCGATGACGGAAAATGTGAATTCCAAGTTTGCCATTACCCTTTATATGAACATGATCGTAAATTTAAAGGGGCATTTCATTTATTTGGGCATACCCACAAAGATCTTTATTACAGTAAAGTAGCTTTACATGTAGGTATTGATACATGGAATTTAAGGCCTGCATCATATCAAGAAATACTTACTCGTATGTATGTAAGAGCTGCGGATGATAAGTTGTGGAAGTAAAAAACATTCTGTATCTCCTCCAAAATTAATTTGTGGAGTATACTTTGAATGTTTAAACTTTCTATGTAATTCATGTTCTAAATCAAATATAGTTTTAGCAGAACCCTCTATTATACGTAATATTTTATAATTATATGGCATTCTTATTGAATTTCCATTATGAAATTTATACTTGATAGAGTTAAATATTTTACCTATTTTGATAAATTTTTCAGTATCATTATAACATCCTATAATATAAACTTTAAAGGATGTAAAATGTGTAGATATTTTGGCTTTTTTCTCCCAATTCATAATATAAATATATAAAAATAAAAAGAAACATGAAAGTATTTAAAGGGTTATTCTTTGTGATATTAACTATAGCAGCTACTGTGAATTTTATTTATGGTTCAGTTGCAGCAGTTGGTGCACCAGACAATGAAGCTTTTCTTATGGCTCTTATTCAGATAGCTTTTACATTGTTATTTATTATATTAATTAAAAACATGTATAAGAATAATGTATAAATTAACTAGAATAGGAAATTATGGAAAAGAGACGAACGAATATATTGGAGCTTTTACTGAAGCTTACAGTGTAACATACGGAATACCAGAGAAAAAGAATATTGTTAACGAGCTCCCACCACTTGTGGGCGATGGGTTAGTTGTGCGAGGTTCTATTTCTGTGTGCGATAATTGTAATACTCATTGGAGAACGACAGAGATAACTAAAGTTGTTGATATTGATCGTGGTTGGATGATTACTACTAAAAATAGTTTATATAAACTTGTAAAATGGAATCCAGGTGATAGTAAAACAGAATAAATTATTGGCGAAGTTTCTTGATTGGACATATGTTCCTTGGAATGATAGGGATAAATATGATTTTAATTTTCCTTACCCATTTGACAAGAAAGACATAAAAATAGAGCGAATTGAAAGAGTAGAAGGCACTACACATGTTATCAATACTAAAGTGACACACATACCAACTGGCACATCAATTGTACCTCCTATGCTATTTAAAATGGCGTGTAAAGATACATTTGTACCTGGCTGGTATGCTACAAGCTTTCCATTTCCATTTGCTAAACGCAAAGGATGGACTCCTTTTCATTATAAAGGGAGGAATAATCTTGCGCTTAATTTTGATACGAGTTTGGATGCCTTAGTGCCTGTTGTTAATAAATTAGCAGAAAATGGGTTTAATATTCGTATTGCTGTATATTCTCCTGATAATATTCCTTATAAATATTCTGTAACATTTGACGGTGTTAATTATACTATTGATGGAAATATGGTAAAAGCAATATATGGAGCATGTGTAGCAGCAGTAAAGAAATTTAATTTAAATAATTTAAAAAATGAGCGAGACTAAAGGCAACGTGTCATTCGGTTTTGATGGCACTTTAGATAGAGCGGATGTCGAGGACTATGCCGCTGAACTAATTGGATTGGGATTTAATGTTCACATTTTAACATTAAGAGAACCTCAAGATGAGAACGAAGCACAACTTATAGACAACTCGGATCTTTTCGATGTTGCTAATCAACTTGGAATACCGGCAGAGAATATCATGTTTACTAGCTATCTTCCTAAATATAATATACTTATAGATTCTAATATGATATTTCATTTAGATGATAGTGAAGTAGAGCTTGAAGAAATAAGTAAATTAACTAGTGTAATAGCTATAAATGTAAATAAAAATGATTTTAGAAAATCTTGTGATCGATGTCTCGGACTATAATTTTCTTATATTAATATTTTATGGTTTAGTATGTTATGCTACGGGACTTTATGTTGGTAATAAAATATGTAAAGATAAAAACTAATGGAAAACTTAATGATGTTTGAGGGTACCATTGGTAACCTTTTTAAAATGTTTGGAGCTATTATAGTGCTAGCATTCTTTTTTAACGCTGGAAGAGATTCCAAAAAACAAATTAGAGATGAAGATAAAGACGATAAAGTTCAAGATCAAAAAGAAGATTGATGCTTGGCTTGAAAGTATTCTTGATGAACAATTAAGAGAAGATCTTAAAGATAACACTATAGTAACAGGTGGAGCAATAGCTTCAATGTTACGGGGTGAGGATGTAAATGATTATGATTTATACTTTACAGATAAGAAGATTGTAATTAGACTTATTAATTACTATAAAGACGCGTCTTGGCCTATAACTATACTTAACGGTGCATTTAAACAGGTATATATTGAAGATGCTAAAGTACGTAGTGGAGGAGACTTTGAGCCAGCCGGTAACGCTTATAATATGGCTGTAGAGAATCTTGACGATGACAGGGTAACTATGTTTTTTAATTCTAAAGTTGGATATATTGTTAAAGCGCCATTAACTGGTGAAAGGGCACCTTATTCCCCTTTATTTTTTAGTGCGAATGCTATTACTCTTGCGAATGATATTCAAATCATTACTAGATTCCATGGTAGTCCACTAAAGATACACGAGAATTTTGATTTTGTACATGCCACTAATTACTATAAAGTTAGAACTGGTGAGTTGTATACAAATAAGAAAGCTCTTATATCATTAATGACAGGCGAGTTAAAGTACATGGGTAAAAGTAAATATCCATTAACTGCAATGATACGTACTCGAAAGTTTCAAGCTAGAGGGTATACTATGGGTGCAGGTGAGATGGTGAAGATTATGTTTCAACTTAATGGTTATGATTTAAAAGATCCTGTTGTATTATCTGAGCAGCTTATAGGTGTTGATATTGCTTATTTTAATGAGCTTATTGAGGCGCTGATAAAAGCACAAAAAGATCCAGAGTTTAGTATTACTAATACATGGATCATGCAGCAGATAGATGAGATCTTTGATAAAGTTGAGCACGATGAAGATTAATATAGACAAAACCAAAAATACTGGAAAAGAAGGTAAGAAAAGGAGTTTTACCTTTCCTAAATGGAAATTACCTTCATTGATGCCTAGTAAAAAGATTATAGGGTTTTTATTTATATATGTTGGTGCTACAATATTCTTTTCTCTTATTGGGTGGGCGGTAGCTTATCCTCCTGTAGCTTTCTTAGCAGCCGTTTATACTACTGGAGTTAGTGTGGGAATAATTTTTATTGCAATAATATTTATAATTTGTGGTGTAGCTTTTATTGATAATAGCGCAGAAGAGTGTAGACAATTCTTGAAATATTAATCGGATCATTTGATATGTAAATACGGATCATTTTTGAACTATATGATACATATTCGTGAGCTGATTGATATGTAAATTTAAATTTAAATTATATGGAAGCAAATCAAATACTAGGACTTATAGTTTTACTAGGACTTATATTTTCATTAATGTGGGGATTTAAAACTGCACTATCTACCACAAAGTATAAGAAAGCAGTTGTCAAACAGGTGCAAAATAAAGATGTGTGTGATGATGTGTGTGATGTTCAAAGTTACTTCATAGAATATGAATGTTATTTCTTAGGCTTTATACCTGTTACAGTTAAATTTTATAAAGAAGAGTGTGACTGGGGTGATTGCTATGAAGTTACCATTACAGCTAAATCTGTTAAAAATATAATTAAGAAGTTTAATGAGCACGTTAAAAGTGTTCGTAGACCTATGAAATCTAAAACAATTCAAGACGTAAAAGATACATGCGATGAGTAAAGAAGAAATGATAATTACCAGAAAAAGAGGGCTTATTGTTGAAGGAATACGGGCTGATAAAGGAATGTTAGAGATGTTACAATCTGTAATAATACTTGATTTACTTGATGATAAGATGGATGTATTAACAAATATATTCACTCAAAAAGATAAGCAAGTGTCTAAGATGACTAGAAATCATTTTAGAAAGACACAAGGACATCACGTAGCAGAATTCTTCGGGATTAGCTACGATACCGATGGAGATACTGATCCGGATCTTGATAAGATGAAGGAGAAGATTGAATTCACTATCAAACAGTATATTGATAAGCGTGCTAAAAAACTAGGCTTATGACAAATGAAGAAAAAATTGATAGAGCCCATAAATTAGCGGGTACTATTGAACTCATAGAGCATATTCTTATTCGTATTAAAAGACAGAAGAAGATTTATGTCACTAAGGAGAAAGATGATGACATCTTCTTTTTTGGTGGGTTGCTGCAACGTTTTTTTCACATGTTTCAGCCTGAGTTAGAGAGTGTAAAAACTCCTGAAGAATATGATTTAGAAGTATTAACGCTTGTGGAAGACTTCTATGAGGAAAAAAGGCGAGAGCTTGAACATGAATTAATAACATTATAATGGAAGAAGTAACATTTAAAAGAGAAGGATTTTGGTATTGGTTACATAATATGACCTTTATGCTAGAGCCAGAAGATACTTGCACATATAGAAATAGAATAGGATTTTCAATCATATTGAATATGTTGTTTTTACCTGCGTTTCTTACACGACTAGCTTTTATAGGTTTATTTAATAAAAAACTTTGGTACGATGATTTTAGAATGTTTGGTTTTGGGCCTACGTTTATCTATATGATATTTTATGGGTTAATACTTGTGATAGCATCTGCACTAGCTGAGCAAGCTGGTGAAGCTCTGACATTTATTTATTATTTAATGTCTGCTGGGTATTTCATAGGAACATTTTCTGTTTTAGGTTTACTAGCTTATGTTGCTAGTAAAATCCACGATTGGAAAGAAGCTAGAGAATTTGATAGAAAACATGCTGCAGATTATGTTGAGCCAGGTCCAGGTACATTTAAGAAATTATATATTGCGTGGAAAAATAAATACTGTAGCAAGATAAAATGGGAAAATTAAAAATAGACTGTAGAACAGGTGTGATTTCTCCTAGTAGTGATTACACTAATAAATTCATGAACGGAGAAAAAGTTTTATTTAGTACTTATTCTAGTGGCAGCTTTAATTCTGATATGAAAAAGATGAAAGCCGTTATATTTGGCAATTTTATAATGGAATTAGCTGAATATATGAAGAGTACTAGAAAAATCACTACAACATTACATGCTTATAATCATGAAGATGGGTCATTTATGATGGTCATGGGCAACAGTATAAGTATAGGGTGTAATCCTATGTTGAAATCTTTTGATATAAAATTTAAATCTATAAGTATTGGTAGAACTGATTATGTTAATGTTCAGGCACATATCTTAGATCAGAAGTTAAATATAGATATCTTAGAGGCATTTCATTATGTATCTAGAACATGGTCTTTTCCTGAAAATATGATTGTGCCTGATAATTATAAAGAAAAATTTAAACGTTTTAATAAAAAGAGAAATGACGAAAGAAATCAAATTACCTAAAGTAAGCGTTAAAACAGCTAAATTATATGAAAAAGCTGGTTTTGGTGCTATTGCAAATGAATTACCATTTGTAGCTAGAGTTGTATATAGACTTAGAACTGAGAAATATATATTACCTATAGTATTACCCACTGCTACTTGTTATTTCAATTATACGGCTACTACTATACTATGTGACCCGAGTGTAAAGCTTGAAAGACCCTTACCTTCGATTGTAAGTACTAATGATTATACTACTTATGACGAAGCAATGGACATGTGCTTACAAGAAATACTGATGTTTTTAACACATACAGATGGACAATAATTTTAATACTGTTGAGGTATTGTACAACGATGAGTGGCAAGAGCTGCCATTATTAACACCTGAGTATTTAACAGAAAATAATCTATGGTAATGAATAGAGATGAAATAATGAAGGAAGCGCTGAAGAGTGCAGATCCTATAAAGAAAGGGCTATATAAAATGCTCGCAAGTGAGATGGATCGTGGATTTGATGATCCTAAAGTTACATTCCTAAGTGTTGTGAAGAAAATGATTAAGAGTACCAAACTAGTACATCAAGATGATGTTACTCGTTATGAACTTAAACTTCTTCATAACCTTATGCCTAAACCAATTGACCTTAAGAAAGAATTTAAATGGTATATGGGTAACGCTTTAGCTGATAAATCTATTGGAGGAGTTATGAAATACTTCAAAGAAGAGTTTGATGGTAGATATGAAGCTAAAGATTTGTCTATTATGGCAAGAACTGAATTTAGAAAAGATTTACCTAAAACTAAGGGCGTATGAGTTTCGCACAAACAGTACTAGTGACAAGGTGCGCTTTTTGTGAATTCTTTGACCCAATAAATGATGAATGTTCAGGGGTTGAAGGTTACATGGCAGTAGACCCTGAGTATATTCATGCTGATTGTCCAGAAGATAATAAACCTGAAAATATTAGTGTAATAACTGAACATCCTGTATCTATTAAAGATGCGCACAAGGCTCCTTATATTACAGGTGAAGATATTAAAAATTTAGACGGTGCATTAGGGCAAGGAGGCCCATTCAGATGGGGTTAAATTTAAATTCTATATTAATGAGGCAATCTTTTGAGCAGATAAAAATTATTTTTAATGACAATCTGGAGAGGCAAGAATACATAACAGATCATGTGGATGCGTTGGCACAGTTTTTACTTGCTGATTCTAAGGAGGTTGTAAAAAAGAAATAATTTTCTTATTATGTTTGTTACTTTGTAAATTTTTAGTATCTTTACACCAGTAAAAGAGAAGATATTTGACATCACCGAGCTAAACACTCGTAAAAAGTTTAATTAATAAAGAAAAATTAGTAAAATATAGTACCTCTTAGAAGCGTAAAAACTTCATCTTTAACCAGGTTGTGTGAAAATACGACTAGGATAATTTAAAAGTAATTAGAGGTACAATATGGCCGTTTAATTGCGGCCACCAGGCGCTGTCGTCTAATTGGCCTAGGACACCACCCTTTCACGGTGGCAGATGCGAGTTCGAACCTCGTCGGCGTCACTTTTCTTATTAAAACTTGTTGGTTCGAATTTTATATCGTATATTGCGGTATGAGGGAAGACATACAAAGAAATAAGTGAGATTACTGGAGCAGCTAAAAGTAAATTTAGTCTCAAATCTAGTCTATTTATGTAGAAATCATCATTGGTTATTTGACCATAATAGGTTAGATAAAGAAAGTATAAAAAACATTAAAAATAAAAGCATCACTTAGAAACATTTACATTCGTAAATTTAGCTCAGTTGGTAGAGCATTTGAATCATAATCAAAAGGCCAAGGGTTCAACTCCCTTATCTTACAACAGAAAATTAGTGATGCTTAAACTTATTGTGAGATAGAGCAGATGGCCAGCTCGCGAGGCTCATAACCTCGAGGTCGGGGGTTCGAATCCCCCTCTCGCTACTATCAGGTCCCTTTGAAGCTAGGGTTTATGGAACAGGCTAAATAAAAGCCTATAATACCTGTTCGCCTGTAACCTTGTGATATAGCTCAGTTGGTAGAGCATCTCCTTCATGCGGAAAAAGTCATCGGTTCGAGTCCGATTATCGCTACTAAAACAAGACCAGATGGCTGGAGAAATACTATTACGAAAGGTATTTGAGATAAAGATTGATTTTTGCGGATTGATCGCAGGCTCATTACGCTTACTAATTACTACAGTATGGTAAAGCACATGGAGCCGCAACTCCACGGTCATAGATAAACGAGAATTAACGTTGTTCAAATTTATTTATGTTGGGTGGTTCGAATCCCCCTCAGGTCACAATTATTAAATGGGAACTTTTATAAGTTAGAGATATTATGTGTCTCTTAGAAAAATTTAAAAACTATGGTTAAGACTATTCCGTGAGGAAAGGTTGTCAGGTTCAAATCCTGAAGTTCCCGCAAAAAATCCCCCTTAGAAAACTTTCAATCAGATTTTGTAAATCCGAGATTGTAGGTTCGAATCCTATGTTATCGTTAGATAATTAGCTAAACTGGATATAGCGCGTAATTTTAGGGGGATTTAAATTATTGAATAGTAAATGGCGGAATAGGTAGACGCTAACAGAGGTATAGGATCACTCCAATTATAAGGGCCCCTCTATAATTATAATAAATTATGATCTATGTAAAGTGACTATACTAGTGACAAAAGCCCTTAGTGGATGAGCCTACGGGCAATAATGACAACATGACGAGTAATTCAAGCTCGAATCTAGTCAAATCTTTACTTTACTATTTAAATTATTTGGGGCTGAAGCTCTACTGGCTGAGCACTTCGCTTGCACCGAAGAGGTTGCGGGATCGTACCCCGTCAGCTCCACAAATACCTCTCTTAGAAAAATTCAAAAACATGTAAAGACAGATAAAAGCCCTTGTGGCACATAAGTCCGTTAGGTTCGAATCCTTCACCCTTGGTGTAAATTGGTTTTTGAGGACAAATAGAGAGGTAAATTTGGCGAGATTAAAATGTTGGAACACTAGTGAGGTTTTCATTTCGTCTCACTTAGAAAACTTTAAATTTATACAAAACAAAATGTGAATTTGAATAACGGAGGTTCGAATCCTTCCTCTCGCCACTAAAGCCTCCCTCGATTTCATGACTG